AGAAGCACCTATTCGTTGGATTCAACGTCCAAGCGGGTGCTGCCGTGACCCGCGGCCCGGACGGGCCGCCCGCAACGGGATCAACGACGCCGACGACCGTGACGACTTCGGGCGCCGTCTTTGGGGTCCGCTGGCTGACGCAGGGCTATACGCGAGCCGCAGAGGATAGCGTCTTGGCGTATGCGACTCCGATCCTCTTTGTGACGAACAAGACACAGGAGTTTGGGGTCCTACCAGTCTCCGTGAATTTAGGACGTATCCCCAAACAGCCGTTGAAGGACATTTGGCTGGCGCCACTGGTGACGTTTGTCCCCGGCGCGTCCAAGACCTTCCGACTCGGCTTCAGCATCATGGCGACTTTCTAAGGAGTGATTATGGCAAAATCCGTGAAGCCCAATCCTCAAATCCTCGTTCAGCGCGAACTCCGGTTGCTGAAGGGTCGCGTGGCCGAACTTGAAAAGCGGCTGAAATCCCTGATCGCCTACATCAACCGGTAACTTACCACAGAGCCTTGACTCTCTCGCGACTCTGTGTTATACTGGGTCGGTGAGAATTTGTGTCTGTACGATTCGGGCTTATAGCTCCAATGTAGAGCAGGACCCTCTTAAGGTCACGGTTGAAGGTTCAAGTCCTTCTAGGCCCACCAATTTACGGCGAGGTAGGATAACGGCGATTCCAGATGCCTGTAGAGCATCCACCCAAGTGGTAAACGTTGCTCGTTCGAATCGAGCCCTCGCCACCAATGTAAGCGACTGTAAATACTAAATACACTGTGAGGTGACATGATGCCCCGCGGTGGTTGGAATAAGGGAAAGACGACGGAGACCGACGAACGAGTGAAAGCGATGGGAAAAGCTATTAGCCGGGCGCTTACCGGTGTGCCGGGGCATCCCGTGTCTATCGGCACTCGTAAGGCAATTGGGCAGAAGTCGTCGTCGGGTACGAAAGCGCCGACGTCTATCTATGAGGTGAGCAGCCGGACACGTTTGAAGATTCTTCGCCGTATGCAATTGTCGTGTTTTGTGTGTGGGTGGGACAAAGCAGTTTGCGACGTGCACCATATTGTGCCAAAGACTAAAGGGGGAACGCACGACCATAGCAACCTCACGGTGTTATGCCCCAATTGTCATCGCTTGGCGCACGATAAGAAATTGGTGGACGTCCCCACGATAGAAACTGTTGTGGGCGACCGTTGGAAAGAACATTACTACGCCTACGCGAAAGTATGAGGACGACGTGAAGATTGGGTTTACGGGAACGCAGCAGGGGATGACGGACGCGCAAGTGGGCCGGCTGTCCTTGTTTCTCTCAGAGTTTGCTCCACGGATCACTGAGTTTCATCATGGGGACTGTGTGGGTGCTGATGCGGAAGCGCACAGGATTGCGTCGTTCATTTTGGGCCCCGAAAAAATCTGGGTTCATCCCCCGCTGAACGAGAAGAAGCGGGCGTTTTCGGCGGACGGGCATAAGTTGCCGCCGAAGGATTATCTGGAACGGAACCACGATATCGTGGACGCGGCGACGGTCGTGTTTGCGACTCCCAAAACGCAAGGGGAAACGTTGCGAAGCGGGACATGGGCGACGGTCCGATATGCTCAGAAGCAGGATCGTCTGGTGTTCGTTGTCACGCCGGATGGTGAAGTGTGGACGCGATAATGTGGCGGTATCCTCTAACGGCTAGGAGAGCGGGCTTTCAACCCGATAATCGGAGTTCGATTCTCCGTACCGCTACCAACTAAGGAGTGCTGATGTCGAAGAAACCGACGCAACCAATTCCTGACGTTATGATGCACATTACGCCCCGCGTGAGATCGAATGATTGTGCGATCTGGTCGCTGAAGACGCTGACGGGGCGCGCCTATGCGGACGTGCTGGATGCGGTGAAGCGGGAAGACAAGCACAAAGGGAACGAAGGCTTGTTTTGGCCCCAAGTGATCAAAGCCGCTAAGCGGCTGGGCATCAAGCTGACGGAGAAGAAGAAAGTCGACCTGCATGAGGACACCGGAATTTTGGGTGTGACGTTCAATGAGGACGGGGAAAGTCATGCGGTCGTGCTAATGCAAGGGCCCATCATTCTTGACAGCGACGGAACGGTCTGGCAAGCGGAAGACTACATCGCGGCCAACGACGTCAACGTAGGCACGATTCTCGTCCTGCACGAAAAGAAGTAACGGATCATTAGCCCACGCTGGCAGAGGCAACGGATTCAAGACCCGTTCAGGATAGGTTCGACTCCTATATGATCCACCAATTTTGCCGCTGTAGCCCACGTTGGCAGAGGCACAGGCTTTAAACCCCTGTCAGGACAGGTTCGACCCCTGTCAGCGGCACCAGTTTTGCCGTCATAGCCCATTTGGCAGAGGCACATGCCCGAGGCGCATGACAGGGCAGGTTCGACTCCTGCTGACGGCACCAGTTAGTCGGGGATTAGCCAAGCGGTATGGCACTCGGTTTGGGACCGAGGCGTCGGCGGTTCGATCCCGTCATCCCCGACCATTTGTGAAGTTGGGCGTGTGTGCGGGAGTCGGACAACTATCCGGCGAAACGTATTGCCCACTACGGTAGACTGTTTGGACAGGACAGTACCGCACACGATCCATTTCTGTTGGGACATTGCCGAGTGGTACGGCACCTGCCTCGGGCGCAGGGTTTCGTAGGTTCGATTCCTGCTGTCCCAACCATCACTTGACATTCAGGAAGAAGTATGCTACCATGTCTAAGATGAAAACGAAGCTGTTTAGTGTGTCCATCCACGATTGCCGCGTGGATACGTTCCGCGCCGGCGGAAAGGGTGGGCAGTATCAGAACAAGGTGGAGAGCGGCGTTCGCGTGGTCCACGAAGCGTCTGGTGCGGTCGGGGAAGCGCGGGATAGTCGCGACCAACTGCATAACAAGCGGGCAGCGTTCACGCGCATGGCCGAGAGCAAGCAGTTTCAGGCATGGGTGCGGCTGAAGGCCGCCGAGTTGGCGACGGGAAAGACGATAGACCAACTTGTAGACGAGTCGCTGGTCGATTCGAACATTCTCGTCGAAGTCAAAAACGAAGAAGGGCGCTGGGTTCGAACGTAATATGAAGATTGTCTTTTTGGATTTCGATGGAGTGCTAAACTCCGAGACATGGGCGCGGAACGGCGGCGTCGTCAACGGACTCTGGACGCTCGACCCGGAAGCCGTGCGTCGATTGCAACGCATTATCGACGCCACCGGTGCGTACATTGTGGTCTCGTCCTCGTGGCGCCACGGGCATACCCTAGACGAACTGCGGACGATTTTGCGGGATGCTGGACTGACCGACCCGCCGACGGCCCGTTACGATTTGCGGTCGTGGACCGTCTTGGACGTGACGCCAGATTCGCTGGACGGCTTCCGAGCCCGCGAGATTCGGCGTTGGCTCGACCGGAATCCCGCGCATCAGTTCGTTGTTTTGGACGATTCGCATGACGCGGACATCGACGGGCATTTCGTGCAGACGACGTGGCCTCACGGCTTGCAGGACGAGCATGTGGACCGAGCCATCGAGATTCTGAATCGTCCCGTGGGGTATCGCGCCGACGTTGAGTGGCGCGAACCCTTGTTTCGACAAGGACAAGTGAAGTTCTAGTGGATGCTAAATAGGTTGCATATGACAAATGCAAACTATATCGTTTCCACTAAGTACGATGGCAAACCACGGAAACTCTACCGGTCGGACTGCGAAGTGTGTGGTGGTCCAGTTTGGGCTCCTGCTCACGCTCCCCGAAAGTATTGTTCGGTTGCGTGTCGAGGTGTTGCACGGCGGGGACAACGTGTGGCTATCGCGTGTCGTGTTTGTTCAACGACGCTGTGGAAGTCTCCGCGGCAAATTCAAAGAAGTAAGAGTGGGGCGTTTTTCTGTTCGCGGACGTGCAAGGACTATGCACAGAGCTTGCGTGGTGGCTGCAAGGAAATACAACCCAGTCATTACGGAACGGCGAAAGTGGCCCCGTACAGAAACTTAATACCGATTGAACGCTGCGGGTGCGGGATCACGGACAAGCGTGTGCTGCTAGTGCACCACGTAGATGGTGACCGAACCAATAACGGTCTGGAGAATTTGGAAGTCGTGTGTCATAACTGCCACGCGCTCCGTCATCAGAAGCAACGTGCAGACGGAACAACGTTCTATTCGACAGCAAGTATTACGGGCGCGTGATGTAATGGCAGCATATCAGTCCTGCACACTGATTGCGCGAGTTCGACCCTCGCCGTGTCCACCATTTTCGGATCATTAGCCCACGCTGGCAGAGGCAACAGTCTTAGAAACTGTACAGGGGCAGGTTCAACTCCTGCATGATCCACCATTTCGATGTGAGATAGCACAACGGTCGTGCGCCTGTCTGTTAAACAGGAAGATGTAGGTTCGAATCCTACTCTCACAGCCATTTCGGACTCGTAGCTCAACCCGGCAGAGCTACTCCCTTTTAAGGAGAAGGTTGGAGGTTCGATTCCTCCCGGGTCCACCAACGCTCGCGTGGTATATCGGAAAGTGCCGCACGTTTCTACCGTGCTGAAGGTGGGTTCGACTCCTACCGCGAGCACCATACGCTCCCGTAGCTCAGGGGAATAGAGCATCTGGCTACGAACCAGAGGGTCGCAGGTTCGATTCCTGCCGGGAGCCCCATAAATACTCCTTGACATTCGGGAGCGACTAGCGTAGAATGGATGCTGTTCATTAATAATGAACACTGAGGAAACCTGAACATGACGCAGAGTGTAGTGACAATTCCGCTGGACGAAAACGAAGTGGACGCGCAGACCGCGAAAGACGCGGCCCGTGATGCCAAAGTCAACGCGGCAGTCGGCGAAGTCGTTGCTGCGACCGGCAAGAAAGGGCAGTTGACGCTTGGGGAGTGCGGGATGCACGACTTCAGCAGCCCCAACTACGGCAAGAAGCGCGGCTGGGCCGCCATCTGCCAGGATCGCCATGACCGCGGCATTTCGCGGAAGCAGCGCCGGTTGAAGAAGCAGGCGCAGGCGGCGAACTAATGATCCACTTGACGAACCGGAACGACAAGAATTTCAAGTTCTATGTCGATCCGAACCAAGTCGCTGCCGTGTGGACCGACCCCACGTCGCTGGTGACGTTGGTCCGGGTGGGAACGACGACGCTGTATGTCGCGGAAACTCCCGAGCAGGTTCGTGATTTGGTCGAGCGAGATAGAGATACGCACCGGTAGCAGAGTGGCACATGCGCTGGTCTGCAAAACCAGTTAGGTGGGTCCGATTCCCACACGGTGCTCCATTATTCACAGTCGCCGTGAAGAACGGGGATTCTGTGAATATCGATTTGCTACCGTAAGTAAATGGAATACTGCGCCCCTGGTACGGACGCATCGGTGGTCCGATTCCACCCGGTAGCTCCAGTTTGGTTCTGTAAGTAAACGGTATACTGCGCCCCTCGTAAGGTCGCATTGTTGGTTCGATTCCAACCGGGACCTCCAAGTTGATTATGAGTAACGTGCCCGAACAAGAAGAAGACGAGTTCACGCGGGAAGCCGAAGCGTGGATACGTCACAACGCGCAGACCTACAAGGAGCGCCATTTGCACGGCGACCCGTACCAGTTTGACGCGCTGATCGATCTGATCGTGTTCAACGTGCATGACCGTTACTATGACTTGGTGAAGTACCCGGAGCAATGCCCCGGCTGTTCGCGGTCGGGACGAACGCACGATGGGGAATGCCCAACGGCGTACCCTGAATTGTACGAATAGGATGTTCGCAAAATGCGCCCGGTAAATATGCGAACACACGCTAAGGCTGTTGATGTGTCTCAGCCATCCTTCGGGCGTTTCAATAGGAGAGCGATATGAAAAAGGAGAACGACCATGTGTAGTATATGACCTAAGGAGGGTCATCGCACATGGCAAAGCGCAAGATTCTCGCTCAGAAGTTCGACCGGGTCGACAAGAAGCGGATTCGCGGAAAGGTCGGTCACACTCGCACCGGGGCTTGCACGTCCCGCGGCAAGTGCTATCACGGTCGCGTTCGGTAACAAGATTCACTAGTCAAGTTTGGAGAGGGCTGATAGCCTTTGTCTGGACAAGAACGGTGAGAGAGGCCACAGTGGGCGTCCTCAGAGGGGTGCAAGTCCCCAGCCCACACATTTTTGCGGCCGTAGTGTTCAATGGCAGCACGTCGGTCTTCCAAACCGTAAGGTGAGGGTTCGACTCCCTCTGGCCGCTCCAAGTTTTCGGTTCCGTAAGTAAACGGTATACTGCACCCTTTGTACGGCTGCATTGCGGGTTCGATTCCTGCCGGAACCTCCAAAGTGGGGTATATGAGTAATCATGGGAAGAAGTTTTGGTTTGAGGTGCTCTCGATAACTGTTGGCGTTGCGATCTACGAGTTGATTGTGCATCCTCTCGCAGCCGCCGTACTCCCGTTCGTGAATTAGTCGATGTAGGGGATAGGTGTTATGGGCAGCACGTTGGTCTCCAAAACCGAAGGAGAGGGTTCGAACCCTTCATCCCCTGCCAAAACGTCGTATCTCCGTCCGATAGACATTCTAGAGAAGTTGATGTTTTGGGTGATCGTGATGGACCGAAACAAACACAAGCCCGGATGGCTCGTGGAACGCTTGTCCGCAGAGGAACGTGAGATACTGCAACGACTGACAAGCGACGATGCGCGAAACATGCACTTTCATTGATGGGGCGTGGCGTAGTGGTAGCGCACCGGGCTTTGAACCCGAGGGTGATGGTTCGATTCCATCCGCCTCTACCATCTTTGTTGCCTTGTCGTTCAACGGTAGGACATCGCGCTCTGACCGCGAGAATGGTGGTTCGAATCCACCCGAGGTAGCCATCTTATGACCCGACTCGACGCGCTGCAAGGGAAGAAAGTCGTCGTATTTTGTATGGGTGGGAATAGTCGCTCTGTGGGACTCGCCTACGTGCTGAAGCGACGGAAGATCGACGCACTGGCGGCGGGACTTGGCTGGAACACCCGAGCGACGGCCCAGATGCTCATTGACTGGGCGGACGTTGTGGTCCTCATGACGGAGAGTTTGCGCCGGCGACTCCCGCCGACAGACAAGCCCGTATGGGTCTGTGAAGTGGGCGCGGATACGTACTCACATCTCGACCGCAAGCTCAAAGACATGGCGTATTTGTGGGTCGGCGCAGAGCTTCCCGACGCTCCCTAAATACTTGTATGTACTCCTTTCTCCATTGGCTCACGGAAACGCAGTTTGCCGATCTCCGTCCCAAGACGGGCCAGTGGCAGAAGATTCCGACCTCGGTGCTGACGAAAGCCCAGCACGAACCCTCCCCCAATATCGACACCGAACTGTTCGACCTCCTGTCCGCGTCCTATGCGTATATTGGGGGCTACCCCGATTTCCAGAAAGCGTCAGACATTCCCGCGAACCATACCGTGTGGTACGGACTCGACGTGGACGGCGACAAAGACCCCGATGCGGTCAAGTTCGGCAAGGACACCTCGCACGGGCTCAAGTGGACGGGGTTTGCGTCCGATGGGTCTGTGGCAGCCAAGCGCGCCTTTCTTGACAACTTCCAAACACTGCTGCACACCCCCGGCAACTATTGTGAGGTCTCCTTCGCGATCATGCACATCATGTTGACGCGCTACCACGTCCCCTACGTTCACACGCAAGAGGAGGTCGAGCGCGTTCTCGGCAAGCCTGTGACGTGGTACGGCAAGAACCCCGATAACAAGTATCCCGGCTACGACGGCTTCTACACTCGTGATCTGTTTGGCCAACGACACACTAAAATCATGTTAGGACAACCCAAGTAATCATGCCCATCTATGAATTTCGTTGCCCCTCCTGTGAGCATCAGTTCGAACTGCTCTACAAGGACTACCCGGATATCAAGACGGCCGTGTTCTGCCCGCAATGCGCGTGTCGGGCGGAGAAGCAGCCGTCGACCAGTTCCTTCATCTTGAAGGGACGCGGCTTCCACAAGAACGACTATCCCGGCCGCTAAGTAATAGCAGACATTATGGACATCTGCCTGATCACGCCGCCTTCCATCTTCCTGCTCGATGAGCGGGTCTTCATCAGTCTTGGCATTCTCAAAGTCGCTGCGGTCCTTGAAGCGGCCGGGCATCGCGTCGAAATGCTCGATCTCTCGGGTGTGGAAAACTTTGAAGAAGCCGTCGCGACCCATATGAGCGACAGTCGCGCCCGCGTCTATGGCATCACCGCGACGACGCCACAAATGCCCGCGGTCGCCAAAGTCGTCCGCGTCCTTCGCACGAATCCCAACGTTCGCATCATTCTCGGCGGCCCCCACGCCACGCTGGTGCATACCGCGTACAAGCGAGAGCAAGTGTCGGGCTATACAGGTCGGGCTGCCCGGGCGTTCGCGCAACTGACGGCGCAATTCAATACGGTCGTCGCCGGGGATGGAGAACGAGCGATCTTCCAGGCGATTGAGCCCTTCGCGCCGGCGGTCATTGACGCGGACGATCCGAAGGGCAAGCTGTTCCTGACCAACCAACAACTCACGGAACTCCCGTTGCCCGCACGGCATCTCGTGGATGTGAAAAGCTACCATTACACGATTGATGGCGTTCCCGCCACGAGTATGATCGCGCAGTTAGGCTGTCCGTTTGAGTGTGGCTTCTGCGGGGGACGCAACTCCCCGTCACTGCGACGTCTGCGGACGCGCCCCACGGAATCGATCATCGCGGAAATCAAGCACCTCTACGACACGTATGGTTTCAAGGGCTTCATGTTCTTGGACGACGAGTTGAATGTCAATACGCAAGTCGTGGGGCTGATGAATGCCATCACGGACCTCCAGATGAAGCTCGGCGTGGAGTTCCGTCTGCGGGGTTTCGTCAAGTCGGAACTCTTTAATCCCGTGCAGGCGAAAGCGATGTATAGCGCGGGGTTCCGATGGCTGCTCACGGGCTTTGAGTCCGGCTCTCCGACGATCCTCAAGAACATCAACAAGAAAGCCACGCGGGATGACAATACACGCTGCATGGACACGGCCACGGCTGCGGGACTGAAGGTCAAGGCGCTCATGTCCATTGGACACCCGGGTGAGTCCGCTGAGACTATTGACGACACGCAAGCGTGGCTGCTCCAAGTCCGACCCGCCGACTTCGACCTGACAATCATCACGGCGTACCCGGGGTCTCCCTACTACGACGATGCGCGGGAGCATTCGAAGGGCATCTGGACCTATCGCGCCCCGAGCGGGGACGCGCTGTATCAATACGACATCGACTACAACGAGGTTGCGGACTACTACAAGGGCGATCCTGATGGCGGCTACAAAGCCTACGTCTATACAGACTATCTCGGACCGCAGTCCCTTGTCTTTGCGCGGGATGCGGTGGAAAAGACGGTCCGAGCGCAGTTGAACATTCCATTCTACGCGGGGCAACCAGCACTCCGCTTTGAGCATTCGATGGGGCAGGGGTTGCCGGCCAACATCTTCCGCACGACGAAGCAGTTGTGAGTACACGTCCAGTTGCAAGTTCACGTTTACTAAATACAAGTGAGGTTGCTTGTATGTGGTATAAAGACAAAACTGGACAACGGTTTGGTAGGCTTGTGGTGATAGAACACCGGTCGAAACCCGAAGGTGCATCCGGGTACGGAGCATACTGGCTTGTTAGGTGCGACTGTGGGACGGAAAAGGTATTGGCAGGGCAAGCGTTGCGTGAAGGTGGCACTCGCAGTTGTGGATGTATCGTTGACGAGCAACGACGAGCCCGGCGCGGCCCTCTCAACGGGCGATGGAAACATGGAATGGGTAATGACGGGTATGTGAGGCTCAGCAACGTCGAGTACCCCGGCGCGACATTCCCTAACGCTCCGTTGGAACATACGGTGGTAATGGCCCGACACCTTGGTCGTCCGTTGCGTGACGGGGAAACGGTCCATCATAAGAACGGAATACGTAATGACAACCGCATTGAGAACTTGGAACTTTGGTCGCATCGCCAGCCAAAGGGGCAACGAGTAGAAGATAAACTGGCGTGGTGTGTGGATTTTCTCCGCGAGTATGGATACGAGGTGACGAAATGACGGTACCGAATAGCGCCCCTATGGGTGGCACTGAGTTGCATTTTGCGAACATTCAGCGAGCGTTCCCTGAGTTGGTTTCGCAGGTTCAGTTTGTCTTATCCCGACCGAAGCAGGTCGAACTGCTCGATAAGCCACGCATCCTCTACTTGCAGGATACCGCGCAGGACCCGGAGAGCGAGTGTTTGAAGGACCCCGCGTATCGCAAGAACTTCAACAAGCTCGTATTCTGCTCCCATCGGCAGCAGTATGAATACAACATCTACGTGGGCATCCCCTACAGCGAAGGTGTCGTCATTAAAAACTCCGTCCCGCTGCTGACGCCGACGTTCCCGAAGCCGATTCCGAATGGCAAGCTGAAGTTCATCTACACGTCCACGCCACATCGGGGACTCGCGGTGTTGGCCGCGGCTGCCGAGCATCTGGCCAAGGAACGACAGGACTGGGAACTCCACGTCTATTCGTCCCTGAACATCTATGGCTGGCACGACGCGGACCATCAGTTCGACGAACTTTACGCCCAACTGAAGAAGAATCCGTGCGTCGTCTACCACGGGTCCGTCCCGAACGCCGAGATTCGTCAGGCGGTGCTGGACGCGCATGTGTTCGTCTATCCGTCCATCTATTCGGAAATGTCGTGCATGGCGATCCAAGAAGCGATGATGGCGGGATGTTTGGTCATTACGAGTGGACTGGGGGCGCTGCCCGAAACGTGCGGAGAATGGGCGTGGATGTTCCCGTTCACGGAGAACATGAACGAGATGGCGGCCGCGACCTACAACAGCATGACGCTGGCACTGGAGAAGTATTCGTCTGAGTATGTGCAGTCGTTGTTGCCCGTGCAGTCGGGATACTACCAAGCGTTCTACTCGTTTGAACGTCGGGCGCCCGTGTGGAAATCCTTGCTGGAACAGGTGATCAGAGAAGGCACGCCGGCCCCCGAAATGCTGGTGATTGGCTAATGGCGAAAATCCTCCCGTTTCAAACCCGTTGGGAGCGTCTGGAAGCGGCCGCGGCCGCGGAACCCCAAACGGAACTGACGCCCCAAGAACGTTATCAGCGTGAGTATGAGTATGCGTTGAATGCCGTCCGTGACTTGACCGTGCGCTACAAGGAGTCCCCAACGTGGGACCCCGAGTGTGAGAAGCTCATGGTGCAAGTCGTTCAACGGCTGCGGACCATTTGTTTGCGGATTACGGCGTCGAAGCCCTTCGCTCCGACCCCATCGATGTTTGCGGAAGTGACTACAGGAGAGACCCCCAATGGCGCGTGATCTATCACTCGGTGAGATATTTGTCGAACTGTCCAAGAAAACCAAGAGCGCCGAAAAGACGGCATGGCTCCGACAGCACGCCGAACGGCGCGTGTTCTATCTGCTTCAGTTGGCGCTGCTGCCGCAAGTGAAGTGGGCGCTGCCGGAAGGCGAGCCGCCGTTCAAGCGGCGGGAAGGGCGCAATGGACGTCCGGGCACGGCGCCCACGGACATTACTCACGAACTCCGCTGGTTCTATTTGTTCCTTGACGGACAGGAGCCAGGGATGCGGCAGTTGCAGCGGGAGCAGCGATTCACATCGATGCTGCGAGACTTAGAGCCTGAGGAAGTGGACTTGGTGATCGCCATCAAGGACAAGACGTTTGCCAAGAAGTACGGCTGCACGAAGAAGCTCATTGATGAGACCTTTCCTGGTCTGTTGACGTCGCACTTCGACGGAAAGTATCTCCGTCCATAGGAGTCGTTGTGTCACGAGATTACCGACACGGCCCGAAGCAGAGTGCCCCGAAGCCGCCGAAGGGGAAGCGACCAGAACAAACGGACACCCGGGACGCGAAGCTCCCCACGGAACGGCGGATCAAAGACGTGCTGCGCTGGGCGACCCGTCACCAAGACAAGGACTTGTTTGACGACTATGATGAGCAGGACTTCTAAATACTGGTCAGATGAATTACCAGTCGCTCCTTGCGTCGATCAAGTCCATTCTCTTTGAGCGGTTTGAGTTCCCCGCCGGCTACCAGTTTGCGGTGATTGCAGAACGCGGGGGACACGCGACCGTCATCGAGAAGTTGCCAAACGTCATTGCCGCGAGAGTCGCCGCTCGGAAGTATAACGAGCGCACACACGAGCCGGCGATTGTCGTGTCGTGGCCGCAACGCCAGCACTACTACACGGCGGACCACGAACAGCGTGGCGTCGCGCATTTGAAGTACGACATTCGTGAGGTGTGAGTATGCCCCTGTATGACTACCGTTGCTTGACCTGTGGGACCGCGTGGGAAGATAAGAAGCTCATTGTGGAGCGCGATGAACCGCTGAAGGAACCCTGCATCGTCTGTGGCGCCACGGATGTCGTGGAACGTTACCTCCCCAGTACGTTTGGTTTGGCCTACAGCGTGGAACGCCTCAAGCACTCCGACGGCTTCAACGACCTCCTCAAGAACATGAAGTCCAAGCATCGGCACAGTACCATCAACGCCCGATAGGACTTGACTCCCGATGGGGGTCGTGCTATACTCACTGCATGTCGTTTGCACAATACGCGGAACCTCTGCCCTTTCCCAAATTGCGGCAGTCTAATACGAGCATCGGTCGCGTCTATCACGTCGTTACCGGTCCCCAAGCAAACAACGTCTACCCGTCCATTACACGCATCCTTGCGGCCCGTCCAAAGCCTGGACTGGACGCATGGAAGAAGCGTGTTGGCGCTGCTGAGGCTGCTCGGGTAAGCGTCCGCGCTACGACCCAAGGGTCAAGCATCCACAAGCTCACGGAATGCTTCCTCGGGAATCTCGACCTCCCCCAATACTCTGCCTCTGTGGCAGAACTCTGGCAACATCTTCGCCCGTGGCTGAGTAACCACGTGCAGACGGTCTATGCACAGGAGCAAGACGTCTATTCGGATCGCTTGAAAGTCGCGGGCCGCATGGACTTACTGGCAGAAGCCGACTTCGCCCTAACGGTCCTTGATGTCAAAACGTCGGCCCGTCCCAAGATCGACGCCTACGTGGAGGACTACTTTCTGCAAGGCACGTTCTATGCGTGTGCCACATACGAGTTGACGGGACTGAAAGTAAAGAACATTGTCCTGCCCATCGTTCATCCCGGCGGCGTTCAAGTCTTTGAGTGTCCCGCGATGAAGCATTTCGATGAGCTTCGACGTCGCATCGACGAATACTATGAGACCTATGCTATTGACGAGGTGACTGTGTGATTATCCATACGACGACAACCATTCCCGTACAACTCGGGCACGATGAAGTGCGCCGCATCTTCTTGGCGTATCTCAACGGGTTGGTAGACTGCGCGATTGAGGTAAACGGGAAGCTCCACGTGGCAGAAACGCACCCGCACAACGGGGACGTCTTTGCCGGTGAGGAAATCACCGATACGACCCACGCCGCGATGCTCAAGGCCGCGAAAGCGTTCAAGCGGGCGTTAGTCCTTGACGCTTCTCCCCGCGTGTGATATACTTACTGGTGTCCATTGATGATCTGTTCAATGGCGTTTCTGGACGGGAGTTCGACTCTCCCCGCCTCCACCAACTTGAGGGGGCGTCCGGTTTCGACAGGGACGTTGCAACGAACAGGGAGATGACCGTCAAGTGCTGACGTTAAACAGAACAAACAGAGTTGATAACCAACTCGCAATGGCAGCGTAAGGCTGCTCTGCTGACTCCGTAAGGGGTTGGCGCGGTCGTGTCCATAGGGACCGGGCAACAGAACCGAATGGAATAGAGGACGCTGGCCCTCCTCGATCAACCAAACCAGCACCATAATTATGAGCCTGTCCGCAAACAACTCCGAGTCCTTTGCTAAGCACATCGAGCGCATGGTCCACGACCAGAAGATGACCTACATCGAGGCCGTCTTGGACTTTTGCGAGAAGCGACGGTTAGAACCCGAAGCGGTGGTGCCCTACCTTTCGACCAAAATGAAGACGGCTATGGCCAAAGAAGGCGTCGATCTCCATTTGCTCCATCCCCGTCGCGAGTTACCACTCGACGACTAACCCCATGAGTCAGACGTATATCTTTGCGCGGGACGCCGGGGACGCGCAGCAAGCGATGACCACGGCCCATCTGACGATTGCGGACGTCATCTATGTGGTTTCTGGTCATCAAATCAAGGGGTCCGTCGACCCCAAATACCTCATTACGAAACGCTTTTGGGATCGCCCCGATTCGTGGGAATTGTGGCAGGAACTCGTGCGGACGCAGACAAAGCTCCCCGATATCAGCGAGTTCCCCGATTCGGTCCAAGGCATTCTGAACGGCACGGGCAACCCCGGAAGCGGCCGCGGGCAATGGTGTCCGCAGTGTGGGGTGCCGTTCTACGGGGGGACGAAGCTCTGTCCGTCCTGCAATATCAAACCGACATACTCCCCGACATACACGACTCGGGTCAAAGTGCGTCGCGATCCCGACCCTGAGCCGGAACCCAAAGAGTTCAAGCACATCAAGGAGCCGCCGGCGGAGAAGAAGCGGTTCAAGAAGATCAAACCATGAAGCCCACGACATTGACTTGGCCCACGGTTGCGCCATATGCGAGTAGTTGTCTGATGAACACGTTAGCGAGCCCCGGCCCGATTACTAATGGTTGGATATCCTATACGTATGTGGTGGCCGATGACGACCGCGAATTGCCGGAACCTGAGGACGTTCCCAAACCCGCGCCGGCGCGCTTCAAGAAGATTCGTCCATGACTGCCGAGCAGACGTTCAAGTTTTCCCGGGCTTACAAATTCTACTATCAGGGGAAGTTCGACTTCACGAAATACAAGGGTGGGATGCCCACCCCTCCGTTGATCAACCAACCCGACCGGCGCTTCTACTACCGCATCAGCCAGAAGCTCACGGACGCGCAGATTCACGCGCTCTTTACCCTCGCCTACTTCTACAAGCCCAATGCGTACCTGACGGACTTGGTGACGCCAGATGCGTTTGCGGACGCGATAGCGTTTGCATCCCGCGCTGAGAACGGCAAGACGCTGCTGGAACACGATCTCTATGAGTTAGCGAAGTCCCTACGGACACTCGATCTTGATGCGTGGCTCTACGGGGAGTGGCAGGGGACTACGCGGGCGTCGATCCCCGAATGTCTCCAGATGGTCATCAATCGGGATTTGCCATTAGATTTGGCGGCGATTCTGTTCCTTGTTCCGCGTCCTGAACTGGACTATCATTGGGTCGAGCAGTTTGGGCAGCAAACAACGTTTGGACTTGGTCCCGCTGAGTGGATCGACCGACTGAAACGTGCTGACCAGTTGATTCGTTTGCAGCGTCCCGGCTGGCGTGCCATGGCATGGGACGTGTCTAAGACGTTCTGGACGGAACTGGGGTTGCCGCTGTCCCCAAAAATATTTTCGGCTGACGCGAAGATTTCTCTTGACATCTGATTCTCGTTGACATATACTTACTAATGAAGGAACGGAACGTGTCGGCGCTTCAGCCGAACACGGATTCCGAATCACCATGATGAACTATACTGTCACACCCGATTTCCGCCTCCTCAAACTCGACAACATTCGCCCCAACCGCCTCCAGCCCGAATTCCGCACAGCCAATATGGCAGATTCCGTTCTCAAGTCCGTGTTCGATGACCCGGATGGAGATGATGTGTGGATTCCGCCATCCGTCGTCGATCTTCCAATTCCGAACGACCCTCGCCGATTCGAACTTGTTGACGGCAACCGTCGTATTGAGTGCGCGTATCAGGATGGGGTGCCAGAAGTTTACTGTCAGGTCGTGAAGGGTGATCCGGCGCGACTCTTCGTGGACCTGAATCGTGGCAACCTGGAGTTCAACCAAGGAACGTGGTGGGTTGTTTGGGCCAAGTCGATGACTGCGAAGGTCACTGGTGCTCTCCCATTCCCCTCCGAAACGATCCGTGACATCAGACGAATGGTGCAGTGGAATAATGGAGTGGAGTCTGGTATTGCAAAATGGGGGATTGCGTTGAATGCCGACCAGCACACCGCCCCGCACTACATCACTTCGCCAATGAAGACGATCATCAACGCGGCCAAGAAGTACGATGATGCCGCAAACAAGGCCGGACTACCAGCACCGGTTGCACTTACAAAGGATGAGATTCGCCGGCTGATGTTGGAGTTCATACATTCCGCACTCGATCTCACGTATCGGGATCATGTTCGACAGCAAGTGAACGCGCACGGATTGACTGCTGCCAAACGGGCAGGTTGGAAGTCCACGGATAAGAACGGCAAGACGGTTCCGCCTCCCAAGAACACTTGGGAGAATTGCGGGCCTGAAGCCCTTCGCCGTGAAGTGGACCGCATTCTGGATGGCAGCATTCGACGCGGAGAAGATATTGATCTTCCGTAATTCTTGACCAGTCGGGGGAGTCCCATCGTGGGATTCCCCTTGACATCTAAATAGAACTGTGAGACAATAGCACGTTGAGTATGAGATACGTTCATACAACAATACACCAATAGGAGATACGACCATATGGCAAGTAACTTTTCCTCCCTCCGTTCTACCCGCAAGACCCTGCTCGACAAACTGGCTTCCGAAGTCAAGAAGGACTCTCAGAAGGGCGGCGCGGCCGACGAACGCTTCTGGAAGCTCTCCGTCGATCAGAAGTCGAAGATCGGCTATGCTCGTCTGCGCTTCCTGCCCGCGCCGAAGGGCGAAGAAGTGCCGTGGGCGCGAGTGTTCTCCCATGCGTTTCAGGGCCCGGGCGGAAGCTGGTTCATCGAGAACTGCCCGACCACGTTGGGGCGGACGTGCCCCGTCTGTGCCAAGAACAACGAACTCTGGAACTCTGGCATCGACGCGGACAAGGACATTGCCCGCAAGCGGAAGCGCAAGCTCCAGTTCATCAGCAACATCCTGGTCATCGACGACCCGGCGCATCCCGAGAACAACGGTAAGGTGTTCCTGTTCAAGTATGGCGCGAAGATTCAAGCCAAGATCAAGGAACTCATCGAGCCGGAGTTCCCCGATGCTCAGCCGGCGAATCCGTTCGACCTGTGGGAAGGCTGTGAGTTCAAGCTGAAGTCGGCGGCCGTCGCGGGCTATCAGAACTACGACAAGTCCTCATTCGAAGCGCCGACGGAACTGTTCCCCGGCGACGACGCGAAGAAGGAAGAAATCTGGTCCGCGCAGCACTCCTTGGCGGAGTTCGTCGCGGAGAAGGCATTCAAGAACTATGACGATCTGGAAGGATTGTTACAGAAGGCGCTGACGGGTACGGCCCGTGCCCCTCGGACTGCGGAAGACGCCGTCAAGGAAGCGGAGCCGACGCTGGACGATGCCAAGGACGTCGCGGAAAAGGTCAATGAGAACCTCCCTCCGCGTAAGCCGACTGCGGCGAAGAAACCGGCAGCGAAGCCGGCGCCGGTCGTGGAAGCGGCTGCCGATGACGAAGACGACATCAAGAGCTTCTTTGCGGGGTTGGATTCCGACGAGTAAGCTAACGGGTGTGTTCGCAAGCAAGGGGGCTGGGAGTCACATCCCAGCCCCTTTGTGTTTAAATGAGCGCGGAGCCAGACGTGTTGCGGATCGCTCGGATCGTGGCGTCTGTCTGGTCGGGGTCGATTCGCTGGAAGACCCGTTGGACGATGGGAGTGGCGGCCGCCTGACGGGACGCCATCTGTTGCACAACGACGACGTTTGTTCCGCCACGATTAGCGCCTGCGGCTTGCTGCGCGGACGACAGCGTGGGCGCACTGAGCCGGGGATTCAGAGAGGCTTGTGGACTTGGTGTTCGTGCCACTTCGCCGTGGGAACTCATCGGGCGAAGTTCACCAGGAGGAGCCGAACTCGCGGCTGGTACCGCAATGGACGCCTCATATTCTTTCCGATACCGTTCTCGTAATGCCGCACTCGGCGCGCCCTTGACAGTTGCCCCTCGTTGCCAATCTTCAAGTGTTAGTTCTTGCCCGGATTTCAATTTGGCGACCATCCGAACAGTTTGCGCCGGGTTGTTCCACGCATGAGAGACCAACGCATCAAACATTTGCTGTGACACGGGAGTATCCCCAAGACCGGTACGAACGATATCCGAATACGTACCGTGCAGTTGATGTTTAAATTCGGCCTCAATTTCCTTTGGAGTGTATTTGGTGTTCTTGGTGACCTTCTCTCCACGGAAATACTGCATGCCTGGGCCAATCACATATCCGCCGTCCTTGTCCTGATATGATGACCCATCTTTAGGTCCGAGTCCCTCTCGTTGAATGAGCGCGGCCTGTCCGCTTTCAGACATACGCATCGTGCGCGCCGGAGTCTTGGTTCCGCTGTCGCTGCCAGATGGGGCAAATGCTCCGTTGGCCGATGCTTCGTTGAGGACTTGGCCCATATTGGGCATCCCGAGTACCGTCCCCGTCGATGCAATGATGCCTTCAACGACTGTGCGGGGGATGGCCGAACCACCATTTACTTCGTTCAAGAGGAGCTTGTTTCGTATGGTCTGTAACCACGAGATAAATTTCCCGAATCCCAATCCTGCAAGATAGCTCGCGACAGCGACGCCAATGCCTATGGCAATTGAGGGTCCCCACGCAATAGCCGCTGTCGATATCGCACTGACAATGCCTGAAGTTAATCCGGTCAGACCCGATAACAGAAACGCCCCGAGTCTGCCAAAGGCACTGCCCTTAGTTGTCGGCATCGCCGCAGTCAGAGATGCAGTCGTTTCGGCGGGGATGGTGTTGTCCGCACTCCGTTCTTGTGCGCGACGAAGCGCCTCGGCTTGGCTCTCGTCGAGTTCTTTTTGCTCAATCAGCGTGTGCTTAACGGCTTCGACTTCTTTGTAGATTTTGAGGTCGGTATCCAAAATGCGCTTGAAGATGGGCGGCGCCTTTCGGTCGAGTTCTGATCCACTTGGAGCTTCACTAACTGGATGCCGTAGCGGAGAGAAGCCGGGTTCGGCACGTACCGCTCGTTCGCGCTCAACCGGCTGCGTCACTCGCTGTGGGGCGTTCGCGAGTCGCGCCGCGGCGTCATTATCGGCAAACGTCGTCAAACTGCTCGCTCGGACGTTCGCGATATCTTGTTGGATAGGCGACGGGCCGGATTCACGAGGCCGGTCGCGGAGTAAGTGCCCCGCGTTCCGCAGAAGGAAACTTTGACTCCCTTGCATCTTCTCGGTCAACGCTGAGCGCCATGCAGTCGTTTTCTGACGAACGGCATTCTTGACACGCACACTCACTCGTGAATCGAGAGCGATCTTCTTCCCGACGAACTGCTGAAGGCGTTGCATGATCATGATGCCATGCTTGCGCTGCTTCGGCGAGAGTGTGGGGTCGGCTTGAATCAGGGTGCGGATACTTTCCAGTAGGGGGTAGACTTGCTGAAGCTGCCCCACGGTCCCAAGGTGTGCCTGCACCAGTTCGACCGCTTGGGCCACATACGCCTGCACCGCGGGGGATTCCATGCCCGCGAGCATTCCGATAGCGGCGACGTCTTGACTGCCGGATGCGCTCCCGAGTGTCTTGGCTTCTAGCTGGGCTTGGAGCGCGGCCAAACGGGGATTGCTCAGGGGCTGCCCCATCTGGTTGCGAATGTCGCTTTGCCGACTAAAGAATTCGTTCGCCATAGACCGTCCTAGTTACCGTTGCGCTTCGCGTTCTCGACGCGCTTTTTCTTCCTTGAGCCACATTTGCAGCAGCGTCACGTATAACTCCCGTTCGTAGGGCAACATGTTGTCGATGTCAGAAAACGACCAATGATGATGTTGGACCAAATTGAAATTCAGAGTGTACCAGTTGGCCAAATTGTCGTGGGACACTCCTAGCCGAAAAAATCCAGTAACCCCGTCAGCACGATGTCCTCGGTGTACCCACAGGACGGACACGTAAACGTCAACGTGTGGGAGAGCCGCGGGAGTGTTTCGAAGAACGCCTTGAGCTTCTCAACTTGCGGAAGCTGGAGGGATTCGACAAACGTTCGCACGTCCGCTGGTGGGACGTCCGCGATTTCCGTCACGGTTCCATCGGCGGAAAACACGGTGTCCAGACAGTCAATCAATACCTGCACGGCGTCCGCGTTGCCGGACGTGCTGCTGAGCGCGTCCAGATGGGCGAACCGTGGATACTTCAGCGTCACCCCCACGTCGTCGTTGAGCATGATGCGATTTGTGTGCCCGTTGGGGACCGTAATCTTTACATCGTCGAGGTTGACGTCAATCTCGACGGGAGCATGGCACAGTCCGTCTGCGGCATGGCCCGGGCCCGTGACGGCGTTCTGGCATTCATACCGGAGCTTCACGACGTTGTTCACGGACTTGGCGCGCAATTGCAGGAACAGGTACTCCAGATCGAACAACGGGAGCTTTTCCACGTCGACCGCATCGCTTGTGCAGTTGCGGACGATCTGTTTGATCGCTCGCTCGATCTCTTGCGGGTCTTCCGACTGCTGCGCCGTCAGGAGGAGCTTCTCTTCCTTGACGAGGTAGGGCCGGAAACGCACCGGATGTTCCAGACTGACGAGTTTCACTTCATAGGTCGGGGTCACAATGATAGGCAGACTCATTATTCAATACTCCACATGGAAAAGTTGAATCGGACGGGTAGCAAAGCGTAATCGATATTACCCCACGACAGCGCCACCGCTTCGACGGCCGTTGGATAGGCGCGGTCGAACCGATATGTGATGACGGGGTTATCGTTCCGGTCGTAGGCGATGATCTTCATCGTCGCATAGTATTCGGACGGGAACGACATGTTGCGAGTGCCCAGCGGCAGGTTGACACCAATGCCGGCGCCGTTGGAGAAGTCTTGGATGACGTTTTGCCACTGGGAGAAGAACATCGCAAGGGGATTGCCGCGGCTCATGCCCGCTTCTTCAGCGGGGAGGTTGGGGACCAAAAAGCTGCATGTCAAACTCGTGTAGTCTGTCTTGAGGGGAATCTGCTCTGTCACTCCATACAGCGTCAGCGGCACGGTATCCATTGATCGGTCGGGGAGCGCGGCGCTCTCGCACAGCAACCCTTGGTTGAGCCATCCAATCGCTTGTATGATGCCGCCGTTCTGATCGGTGCCAGCACGTTGATTAAGTTGTGCAATGTTATCGTTGGTGAACACCCCGCCAGTGCGTGGGGCCCCACCCCGGGCCGCCGCCCGAGCGCGTTCGTCTGCATTGATGATGCGCGATTCGACGTGTGTGGGCAACCACACGAAGCACTTGAATCGGTGGGCCTGCTGAAACCCGTTCTGAAGCACACTCGAAAATGCGTGAAGATTCATAGTGGTATTTAGGGGACAGTTAGAATTTCGACTCAGAATTGGTCCAGACCGTGGTTTTTGACTCTTTGACGAAGGATTCGACGGGCAGGAACAATGCCACATCCCATTCGCTCGCACCGACTTTCAGGAGGGGCGACTGAATCTGTGTGAATAGATACCGCTTGAGGCAGGGGCGGAACATCTTATACTGTGTGGTCAGTTGCAGAATGTCATACGTGACATGCAAACGCATTCGCAAATCGTCCGCCGGCGCGAGCGTGGTTTGCCCGTGACGGTTTTCGCGAAGCTCATACAGGAGATCAAAGAACATCGCGCGGTGTTGATAGTCCAGATAGTGAAAGTTGAGGCCCAAGAACGAATCGTCGCCGCGGTCGAGCACCAGCACGAAGGGAAACTGGTCGTAAAACGGCAGGGTTTTCGCGAGCTTGGGGTCGTAGAGGAAGAAGTAGAGATAGCCGGGCCATGCTTGCGTGGACCCAACCAGTTGTTTGGAGAAGTCGTTTCGTTGCAAGCGGTCGAAGTCCACCGCATGATGATGTGTCTGCCACTGCGTCAGAGCTTGCGAGTAGTTGCGGAACCAGAACATGGCGCGCTGTTCCGCCGGGAGCAGCCCATGACTTTTGGTAACCCGTTGACGCAGCGTTTCGAAGATGGACTGGTTTGGCATTATTTGAACCGGGTGAACAAGTCGTCTTCCGTCAACACGAGAAAGGTCAACCCCTGTTTCGCACAGAACTCCTTCGCAGCATCCCACTTCGCTTGGTTGACCGCAAATGTGGCAACCTCCGCCAAATACTTGCGCGACTGTCGCTTTCGTTCGCGGGGGATGGCGGTCTGATACTTCGGCTTGATCTCAATCACGAACTTCTTGACCCCATCCGCCGCTTGCACTTCCAGCATGAAGTCGGGAAAATATCGATGAATGCGTCCGTCCACGGGGGAGACATAGGGGACGTAGAACTCCTCGGAAGCCCAGCGACGAATCGCGGAAGTCTCGTCGCAATAACGCATGAATTGTCTCTCCCACAGACTTCGGTAGACTATGTTACGGGAGTCTCCTAAATACTTGGCAGGGAACTTGGGCGTAAACAAACCTCGGTAACTCACATTCATATTTAGAGCCTATGGCTGATACCTCCACATACCGTTATCCACAAGACGTGTCCAAACCCCCGTTCGACAAATGGGTGCGCTTCGATGCGATGCGGGGGCGACACATTCTCAAACGCGGGAAGGTTGTGGAGCAGAACGTGCCCAGCGAGCCGCTCGCGTCCGTCATTCTCTATCTCAGCGAAAGCACACTCAAAACGGCGATGGGTGTTCGTTGGGAAACTGCGGAATTGGGGGCCCTCGTCGGCACGACGCTGGATGTGTTGGGCCCGTCTGCTGGCAGTTTGGGTGCGTCCCTTGCTCACGCGACAACCCCTGAAGGCGCGGCCGAAGCGGTGAAGAGTACCCTCGACAGCATGTTGGATAAAGTCACCGCGCAGAACGCGAAGATGGCGATCAAGACGACACTCGTGGCTGCGGGTAACGATCTCCTTGCCGACATTACGCCGGCATCTAAGAGCGCCATGGAAGCGGCGCTCGGCATCAAAGTCAATCCCCGCACAGAAGTCCTGTTCGACACGGTCGCGTATCGTGAATTTGCGTTGGAGTTCGCGCTCGTCCCTCGGAACAAGACGGAAGCGGAGAACATCAACAACATTCTGGAATTTTTCCAGTTCTACATGTTGCCCAAATTCAATCGGGGGACGACGGACTTCCTCATTGGGTACCCGTTTGAGTTTGAGGTCGGTATCTGGCAAGGCACTGAAGCGAACTCCAATAAGATTCGCAGCATCGGGCAGATTGGGCGCTGTGTTGTGACGGGCATCACAATCGACCACGCTGCGGGCGGCAAGGTGTCCTTCATTCAGGGGGACGGCGGTAGCGCGGACATCTATCCCGCGGCGACCACGTTGTCCTTGAATCTCCAAGAAGTCCGGTTGCTGGATCGGACCGATTTTGGTCGGTCATCGGTCGACGACGATACGCTCCAGCGCAATGGTCTGAATTGGCCGGAGCGATAACCTATGAACTTCTTCCAATACTTTCCAACGCTTCGATACCCTCTTCAGGACGGGAACACACATTTTGACGTATCGATTACGAACATCACCGCGCATGTCGTAATCATGGAAAAGCTCAAGCAGCATATCACGGTGTTCAACGACTACGTGATTGCGGACGGGGATCGCCCCGATACGGTCGCGGCGCAAGTCTATGGGGGTCCCGAATATACGTGGCTCGTTCTTGTCATCAACAATATCACGACCCATTATGATTGGCCCCTGACGGAACTGGAATTCGACCGGTACATCACAGACAAGTATGCGTATCTCGTGCCGGAGTATGCGTCAATCTTGGACGGGCAGACGGCCCCGGGGTGGGCCATTGATCGTTCGCAGTGGCGGTTGCCCGTCCGTGAAAAGGTCTATCAGCAGTTTGTTCACAAGACGGCACTGGGATTCCTTGTGGACGAGACCACCTACAATAACTTGGCAGCGGAAGACCGTGGCGTTCGCATTACACTATATGACCACGAGTGGTCACTCAACGAAGCCAAACGCCGCATCAAAGTGATTCCGCAAGAATTCGTGACTCCGTTGCTGGACGACTTGAAACGAGCTTTCGCCTAATGGACCTCTCCACTTCAATTCCACGTCAGGTCATTCTCAAACGCTGCGTCTTGCGTTCGCCGACTCGTGTCGAGAACGTCGATCTGCTTCCCTATGTGCAGCGGCTGGACATTTTCGAAAACATCTTCCTCAACACCATCTCTGCGTCGATTACCCTTATGGAGTCGGTCGGCCTGGTGGAGTTGCTGCCTATCGTGGGCGTGGAAACGCTATCGATCACGTTCTCTGTGCTAGTGGACGAGAACGTGGAACACACGTTCGCGAAGTCGTTTCGCGTGATCAAAGTCCGCGACGTCACGTATCCGCGGCACAGTATGCGCCTCTACACGCTGGAACTAGCCACACACGAATTTGTGAATAGTGTATCGTCCCGCATCTCCCGCGTGTTCTCCAACGTCACTTGTGAATACGCGATCAAGACGATTCTCGAAAAGGACCTTGACGTCCCCTTTGGCTCCTTGGTCACGGTCGAACCGACGTTTGGCCTCGTCAACGTCACGGTCCCCAACTATACTCCCCTGCAAGCGATTGACTATTTCACGCTGCTGTCACAGACGATCAAGACCCCTCGCGAAAGCAACTTCCTGTTCTTTGAAACACTCGAAGGCTTTCACTTTACGAGTGTGCGGAATCTGATTGTCGCGGGGAAGGCGCAGATCGCCGCAGACAAGAATCACATCCCATTCAAACTCAATGCGAGTGCGTTGTCTCAGGATACGGTGGAAGACGAGGCGGTGCGGACAGGACTTATTCGCATCCATCAAGACCAAACGTTTGATTTGATGTTGGATATCGCGGGCGGCATGCTCCGCAGCAAGATGGTGCATTTCGACTTCTTAGCGCGGAAGGTCGCGCACGAGGAAGACTCGCGGTATACGGACTCCTTCGACAAGACTACCCATCTGGCGAACTATCCTGTCTATCCGAAGAACTACGATCAGACGGTCGCGAAGAATACCCGCGTGTTCACGTTCCCGTCAAACGTGTGGAGTGCCAACTCCAAGTATATCAAGAACGCCAAGACGGAAACAGATGAGCAGCGCATGTATGAGGCGATTGTCCTGCGGAACCGTCAGTTGCGGGAATTGCAGCATCTTCAGACACTTATAGATATACCGGGGCATCCAGAATTACGTGCGGGGGCTGTCATCGATCTCTGGTATCCTTCGACGCCAGCCCTGGAAGGGTCGGATGCGCCACACACGGATTCTATTGGGGTGACGGCCACGCCGTTTCATAGCGGACTGCATTTGGTGACGGCCGTCCGGCACATCCTGACCATCCAATCCGGTGGTGCCGGAATGGAATATCGAATGCACGTCCGCGTCTGCCGCGATTCACTCGGACATTCTCTTGTGGGGTTTGCAGCACAACCATGACCGATGCACATACATTTCAAATCGGGATGGACGGCTTCATGTGGTTCATGGGCGTCATCGAGAACATGGAAGACCCCCTCAACATCGGACGGGCCAAAGTGCGAATCATCGGCCGCCATGAGGGGGACACGGAGAAGCTCTCGACGGCGGACCTCCCGTGGGCGTATCCTATCGCGCCCGTCACTCATGCTCGGAACATGCCCAACTACCATTGCGGAGATTGGGTCTTTGGCTTCTTCCTTGACGGAGAGTTCGCGCAGCAGCCGATGATTCTCGGCGTCCTGCCCGCGATTACACAGGCTCAAACATAATGCCCAAATATGGCTTCAAAGACATTCGCTCCCAAGCAGAATTGATGCTCGCGCCGGGACTCCCGGCGTCCCGCGTCAATATCAGCGCCGGATCGCTCCGTCTGGACATCGGGGGCAGTGTGGCGCTGCCGGGCGTCATCAACAACGCGCTCCAATTGACGGGGGCTGTCCGCGAACTCATTGGGTCGGCGATGGCCATCGGGATGGAAGCGAAGCACTTGGCGGATTCTGTCAAGCAGACCGTCAAGAGCTTCCCCATGAAGCCGGAAGCTGTGGCAAACATTCGATTCAACGTCACCCCAAAGGGTGTGGAAGTGGGCGTTGGAGCCTCTGCCATTACCCCCTTCGGGTTGACGGAGTTCTCGGCTGTTGCGCCCGGGAAGCAGCTATCCGCCGCGTATCAGAATATGCTGCTCGCTCGCGGAAAGCAGCTTCAGACGATGGCCGCGCAACTCATGAAGAATGCGTCCAACTTGGTCATGAGCGGCGTCATGATCAAAGAAAACTACATGAACCGGAAGCCGTATCCGCTGGCGAAGGATGTGGATATGCCGACCGTGTCGCGGCTCGCCGTGGGTGGCAGCGCGGCCCAGCAAGATGCGATTCTCCGTGACAAAGCGAAGTTCGTGGTCTCCGGCGTGCCCATCGCGGCCGGCAAACCCAGTATGTGGAGTCGTTTGAAGTCGCTCGCAGACGTCAAATCCATGTCCACGTTCAACTCCACCTTGAACCAAACATTTGCCGACCGCAAGTCTGGCAGTACGTGGAGCGAACCCCCGTCGGCCTATGCGGCTCGGGCTCCTTATAACAACGCGCAAGTGACGGACTCTGGGCATGCGTTCGAACTTGACGATACGCCGGGCGCGGAGCGCGTCCATCTGTTCCATCGGTCGGGGTCGTTCATTGAAATGCACCCGAACGGGACGGTTGTCTACAAGAACATGAAGGACGGGTATCTCATTACGATGAGCAACCAGTTCATCAAAGTGTCGGGGAACTGCCACATTGCGGTCGATGGGAAGACGACGATTCATTCGAAGGGCGACGTCAACGTGCAGAGTGATGGGGACATCAACTTCAACACGAAGAAGGACTTCAACGTTCATGCCAAGAACATCAATCTGCGAGCGAAGCAGAAGGCCAAACTGGACGGGCTGAAGATCGACCTTCGATACGTGAAGCTCCCCACCCCCTTCGCGATTGTCAATATGGGCGTCGCGGGCCCGCCGCAGATGGTGCCCATGTTGAATATGGCGGCCATGGCGATGGATTTCCCGTCAACCGACTTCTCGGGGATGCTCAACGAAATTCAACGTATGGACCCCGCGACGCAAGCTCGGACCGTCTCGTCGGCCACGGCCTTGACGCCCGCCCAAACCGTCGCGCCGGCGGAGTCTCCCCTGTCCAACCCTGCGGTCTACAGCAAGCAAACGTTCCCCGCGACCAACTATCGAGCGTTCCTGTTTGACGCACCAGAGGAAGTGGAAAACTTCGAACAATACACCGCACACATCGGGAATCAAACCGCGTTGGGCGATTTGGGAGATGGCGATCCTCGCGAACTCCCAGGCAACGCCCAGAATATTGATGAAACTCCGGCGACGAATGCCGTTGCACCCGACTACTTGGACTTCGCGGACTACAAGGGAACGTTTATCTACACCGAAGACTATCCGTTGGGGAATACGTCGTTTGTCCTACGCGATCTCGTGGACTTGGCGCTGTATCCCGACATTGTGGCCCCGCTCCAACCGGAAGCGAAGCCAACGATTTATGAACCCGTCGTCACCGATCCTGCGGACTTGGGAAAACCTCCCGTCGGCCCGATCTTTGAGGACAATGAACGTGGAGTGTTGCCCGCATGAGACTCAATCCTGAAACTGGTGAAGCTCTCGGTTGCACCGTCAACGGCCCACTAGCCGTCGATGGCCGTGAGATATTTGATATGGGCGCCGGCGCGTGCTGGCTGAACAAGGATACGGTCATCTTTGGGCGCGGCGACTACGGGTCCGGCACAGGGAAGTACAAAGAACTCACGATGTGGTCGTATCATCTCCCAACAGGCACGTTGGAAGAAATGACGAACTCCATCCCTGAAGTGCGTCTGATGGGCGCGCAAGCGGCCGGCGGCAATCGCTGGGTCACCTACACGCCTAAAGAACTGGACCGCACGGGCGGCGGGGGTTGGGCGTGCATGGGATCGCTCAAGAGTCGGCATTCCGGGGCGACGCGAAACTGCATGTCATGGGACGGCACCATTGGGCTCGTCCCCTACGCGCCCGATGGCGTGGGCATGACGCTCTATGCGCCGGACGGACGTATCACGGAAGTCCCCTCAGACGATCCGGGTATCTTCTACAGTATGCAAGTCCTCGGCCCGACGTCCGTGATATGGGTCCATGACGGGGTGTTCAAAGGGATGAACTGCCGCATCCCCAGTGTCTCATTGTCCGGCAATCTCGGTGGGAAGCGCATCGTCGTCAACAACGAACACTGGATTGTGTATTGGTCGAATGACTACGGGCTCGTCGTGCATCCCTACGACGAACTGGAAGGGTACACACTCGACACGACCGGAAACATGTTCTGGTGGGATGCGTGTGAATGGAATGGGAAGATTCGCGTCGTCGGATCGAACCATATTCGTGAGAATCCCGAAGACTTCCGTCGCTTCGATGTGGATATCACGGCCAAGCGCCAGTCGTTTAGTCGCCTTGACGGCGGGAAGGGCGGCGGATCGGAATCCAACGGTTCGGCAACGTCCCGCGTATATATCACCGGTGACTACACCGCGCCGGCCCCGAAGGCCGCGCCGCGCGATAGTCTCGTTAAGCCACAACTGGGGCTGCTGGAGGACGACATTCTGTACCGTCTGTCCTTGCTCGCCACGAATGTTCTCCAGCCGCTGAAGGATCAATTCCCCGGCATGGTCGTGCAAAGCGGGTTCCGCGAAGTCAACAGCGGCGTCGGACAGCATGAGCGCGGAGAAGCGGTGGACGTCACCATCCCCGGCGCCTCGGACCAAGCGATTTTGGATATGGCGAAGTGGATGCGGGATAATCTCGCCTTCGACCAACTCATCCTGAACTTCAGCAACTTCCGCAATACACGACCGTGGATTCATGTGTCATTCTCCCCGGACGCGCTGCGTGGGGAGGTGCTCACTAAGAACTATGCGGACGTCTTTATTCCCGGGCTCGCGTTGATTACGCCGGAGACCCCCACGGAAGCTGCGGCCAAGCGGTATGCCCAGGAACAGCAGAACCTGTTGATCATGAGCGAGTTGCAGAAGATACAAGACCGACAGAATCGCAACACCGTGATCACGTCCTATACAGACGACCCCGTGTCCGTGGAAGAAGGCGGACTGTTCGGGGGACTGGGGTCGACCTGCGGTAAGCACGCCAATCTCCAAGCCACCGCGCAGTGCATCCACGACAAACTGTGGGGTATCGGCACGGGTGTCAACGTGCGCGTCCCGTCAGGACTCACGTTCGCGCAAGTGCGGTTCCAACTCGTGTTGCGATTGGCGTGGCTACTCCGTAGCCAAGGCTGCGGCCTGCTGGTCGTCCCGGTCGAACTACACACGCTGTTCCGCAGCAATCCCGATGCCGTCAACTACAACGGGTATCGGCTTTCCGCGCATCAAGTGTGCTTTGCGGACGGTTGTGTATACAACGTGTTCCCAAGAGCGATCCCGGCGAATCCCACTTACGACCCGACATGGTCGGAAGCGGGTCGTGTGTCGCAGAAGTTCTATGTCCCGGCACTTGATCCGGGGATGCAGTATGGCACGATGTGGCATTCTTGTCCCGTTCCGTTGGCGTTGCCGTCAAGCGGAACCTAACCTTCGACGGCGGAGATAAATACATCGAATGGCAGATATCCAGTTTCTCCGCGTTCGTGAATATAAGGACCTGTCGCTCACGATGGGACGGAATCCTGTTACTGGCGACGTCGTGACCGTAACGGGTGCAGATGCGGTCAAACGCTCCGTGAAGAACCTCCTGTATACGATGGTGGGGGAAGTTCCGTTTTTCCCCACGTATGGGACGACGCTGCACCATCTCCTCTTTGAACCTATCGACCCCATCACCATTACGAGCTTGGACAGCACAATTCGGGCGACTCTAGCGGCCTTTGAGCCGCGCGTGGAGATTGCGAAGCTCGTCATCACCCCGACACCCGACGAACTTCAGTTTCAAATCGATCTGACGTTTATCATGCGAAACGTTCCTGAACCTGTCACGTTGACGGTGTTCCTGAAGCGCCTTCGCTAACCCGAGAGTATTCCTATGGCTGTGCCTACTCAGATTCGGATCGCCGAACTCGACTACGACCAGATTTTGACCAATTTGGTCGCGTTCATGAAAACCGATCCGGCGTTCGCGGACTACGACTTTGCCGGTAGCGGCCTCCGCTTGCTCTCGCGTGTTCTCGCGTATGTGGTATTCTACCAGAACTACTATCTCTCCGCATCCATCAACGAGGCATTCTTAGACACGGCCCAGCTACGCTCGTCCGTTGTGAGTCACGCTAGAATGCTCGGCTATGACGCTCACGGGACGCAGGGCGCACGATACTATGCAGACGCGACGTTGGAGTTGTCCAACACCAGCCCCGCTGCGGTGACGCTCCCACGACGGACGCTCTTTACGTTGCCAGCGGACCCCAATCTGACGTTCTACACATTGACGGACACGGAATTCTACCAAAACGTGGATAGCATGGCGCAATATACCGCGGTCGGCGTCGAATTGGTAGAAGGGTCGCCTGTGGATTACCAGTTCACGGTCGACTTGACCAATCCCACGCAACGGTTCGTCATCCCGAATGCGAACGTGGACTATAGCACCATCTCCGTCATCGTGCAGTCCGGTGGGGACAACACCGTATTCCTTCCCGCGTCCAGTCTGATCACCCTCTCTAACACCGATCCGGTGTTCTTTGTGCAAGAGGCTTACGACGGGTATCCCGAACTCAAATTTGGAAACGACGTGGTCGGCAAAGCGTTGCAGGACGGTGACATCATCTATTCATCCAGTCTCATTAGTCGGGGGACCAGTGGAAACAATGTGCGCGGCCCCTTCCGTTTCTCGACGGACAGCATTGCGAACTTCGAACAGGGCTTCACGGCCGATCCCGATGCGAACACCGTCGCCAGTATGGGTGGGACGGACCCCGAAACTTTGGAAGAAATCCGACTCATGGCGCCACTCGTCTATCAAGCGCAGAATCGCTGCGTGACGACAGAGGACTACAAAGCCGTCATTCTCGATGCGTATGGGGACCAAATCGCGGCCCTCACGGTCTTTGGGGGCGAACAGGGTGATCCCGCCGATCCCGCCAATCGTCCGCTCTATGGGCGCGTGTTTGTGGCGCTGAAGCCCAAGATCGGGCTGCATTTCACATCGACATTCCGCAAAAACATCGAACAACTGGTGCTGAAGCCCCGCGCTATTGTCGGGACCATTCCGCAAGTGATCGACCCCGACTACGTGTTCATGAACGTCAAGACGTCCGTCAAGTATGACCCGCGCCTGACGACCCTGACCCGCCCAGAACTGTCCGACGCCATCGAAACGGCGATCCTTGACTACACACGGGACAACGTAGAGAAATTCGACAACGTGTTCTACTACTCTCGCTTCACGACGGTCATCGACGCGGCCGACCCTTCCATCGTCAGCAGTGTCACACAGATTGACTTGGAGAAGCGCATCTACCCGGTCTTGGGTGAATCCAACCAGTTCGTCCTGAAATTCAATTGCGAACTGCGCGTCCCGCAGCGCACGTCCCGCCAACAGATTGTCGAAGGGTCGATTGTTCCGGCCAACGAATCCGCCATTCTCTTGGCCATCGACCATCCGTTCACGTATACCAACGACGTGGGGGACGTGCAAGAACAGTGCTTCCTCTACGAGTGGGGTGGAATCATCCACGTCGCATTCCGCAACACGGATGGCGCGGTCGAAATCTTCAAGACGAACATCGGAACGTTTGACGCGGACACGGGTCTCGTGACGTTCGACAACTTCGCGCCCACAGCCATCTCGGGGTCATTAGATGTGCGAGTGCGCGTGTTGCCCGTGCAGAACGACTTCACGCCGCGACTCAACCAGCTTTATACCATTGACGACCAAGGGGTCAGCATCCAGTTGCTCAATGTGTTGACGGCCACACCCGCTGAACAGACGACGTTCTTCACCGGGGGGATACTTTTCTAAATGCGACCCTATCAGGACGGACAATCCCTCTACAACGTCATCCAAAAGGCGTTTCCCGACTTCGTAGAGTCGGAGTACCCGCTGTTTGTCCGATTCTGTATCAGCTTCCTCCAGTTCCTTGAACAGAAGCGCGCCCTAACGGAAACCACCGTCACGCCCGACTACGGCAGCGAAGCGAACAATACCGTGCTGACCACCACGGAACTGGGTGGCCCCGCGTATGAAGCGCGAAAGCTGTTGGAATACCGCGACGTCTGCTCGACGCTGGACGAGTTCCGGCCGCACTTCCTTCAGATGTATGCGAAGAATTGGCCACAGCGTACTCACATTCCCGTCGATCTGTTCGTGCGTTCTCTGCGTCAGTTCTATCAGGAAAAGGGCACGGTCGATGCCGTCCGCTGGTTCTTCCGCACGGTCTTCGATGAAGAAGCTAACGTCCACTTCCCCCGCGAAGACGTGCTGCGAGCGTCCGATGCCCATTGGTACGCGCCGACGACGATCAAAGTTGGGGTTCCCACGAATGGCGAACCCAACGGCGACGTCGAAACGTATTATCTCGGGCAACGCATCGTCACGTCCACGGGACAAGCGGAAGTTGAAAGTGTCACCACGAACATCTATGGGCGCGCCTTCGGGGACTATCTGGTTGTCAACGAACTGGTCCTGAAGCCAGATAATATCGTCGGGACGTTCACCCCCGGACAAGACCTCTACAACATCGACAGCGATACGGTCATCCATACAGAAGTCCTGGGTGTCGTCGTCGGCGTGACAATTCAAAATGGGGGGAGCAATTGCGCGATTGGTGATACGGTTGTTTTCACACAAGGCCCCGGACAGGGCGGGGGCTACGGCGCCACCGGACGAGTCGCCGCCGTGGGCGATGAAGCGATCTCCCGCATCTACGTCAATGACGGCGGCGCGGGCTACATCACGAATACCGCCGTTACCTTCATCAGTTCGACCGGCAGCGGCGCCGCGGCTCACGTCAGTCAAGTCATCAACAATCTCTTGCTCGAATCCAGTGAGTTGAACGCCCCCGAGTTCTTCCTCACGGAAAAGCAGCCCAGTCGCGAGCTGTCCTACGTGATTATGGAAGACCAGTTCACGTTTGGTCTCCTGCTCACGATTGAGCCGTTCGTGACACCCCCTTCGTGGCAAATTGACGTCGCGAGCTATGGCGCACAAGTCGGCTGGGAAGCCATCATTGGGCCCAACGCCAATACGGGGCTACCCGTCATGAATTTGACGTCGGGCGTCCTCTCCACAATGTTGTCCGCCACAGAACAAGCGCCCTTCATGCACCCGTGGGTGTTCACGGCCCCGGACGAATCCACTGTGGCATTAGCGAATGCCGCGGTGTTGGTCATCCCCACGACGCCCACGACGTTTGCGAACGGCGATGGCGTCTTTCAGTTGACCGGCCCCTACGACTTGGTGACGACGAAAACGACGGCAGGCGTCAAAGCGAACGTCATTGTCTCTGCGTCGAATACACTCTTTCTGCGGGACTTGACGGGCACGGTTGTTGTCGGGACGACCGTGAAGGCCGACGGTACGGGCGTTCCGCAATTGGGAACGATGACGAGCAACGGGTCCGCCGTCATTACCGGTATCGGGACATTGTTCTCGGACACCCTGCGCCCGGGTGCTCATGTGCGGCTGTCGTCCGGCGTGCAGTTTGTCGTCCGTGGGGTCACGAACAACACGTATCTCACGGCCCGAGCGAATGTTGGTGGGGCCAGCAATGTCGCGTTCAGCCTCATTTCCACTGCGCTGGTGGCGAATGTCGATGTGCAAAGCAATCGAGCCTACGGAAAGATTCGACAAGTCACGATTACCGCACCAGGGCAGAACTATCGTCAGACGCCTCTCGTGCAAGCGGACGGACTCGATGCTCGCGCCCAAGCCATTCAGCACCTGTCCTCCGGCGGGATCATTGTAGACTCTGGCGGCAACGTGGACCTCTTTACGGCCGCCAATCTCTCCGTGTCGTCCTCGGCAGGACAGGTCACGAAGATTGAAGTGACCAACTCGGGAGTCGGATACAACAACGCGAACCAAATCGGCATCACCGTCATCCACCAAGGGGACGACGTGGAAGCCACAGCCGTCTTGGGCGCGCAGAGTCAATATCCCGGGCGCTTCCTCACGACAGACAGCTTCCTCAGTGCGGACAAAGTATTGCAAGACGCGGACACCTACAACGACTACACTTACATGGTGCGTGTGGGTGAATCGTTCTCCCGCTATGAAGCTCTCTTCAAGAAATTGATCCATCCAGCGGGGTTCAAGCTCATTGGTCGATTCGTGGAAGTGCTAGACGGGTCCACCGCGACGGGCGCTCTACAACCATTCATCACGATAGACCCTGTATGGAACCATTACGTCATGTCCCCGTCGCCGAGTCTGTCGCCGAGCGCGTCGGACTCTCCGAGCGTGTCGCCCAGTGCATCGAAATCGGCGAGCCAGAGCCCATCAAGTTCCGTTAGCCCCAGTGCGTCCACCAGCGCCTCTGGGTCCGCCAGTAAGAGTCCGTCAAGCAGCGTGAGTCCGTCTGCGTCCGACAGTCCAAGTCCGAGTGGCATTCCTGAAGGGTCGTCAGTCTCCCTCAGCAAGAGCCCATCAGCATCCCTCTCGGCGAGCAAGAGTCCGTCGAGCAGCGCATCTATTAGTCAGAGTCCGTCGGCGTCAGTCAGTCCGTCACATTCGTCATCGCTCAGCGTATCCCCCTCTGGCAGCCAGAGTCCGTCAAGCAGCGTGAGCCCGTCGGCGTCCGCCAGCGCGACCACGAGCCCCTCAAGCTCTATCAGCCCGTCGGCGAGCATTAGTTTGAGCAAGTCGCCGTCCGCGTCGGTTAGTGCGTCGCAGTCCGCTAGTGAGTCCGCGTCTGAATCCGCGTCGGATTCTCCATCCGATTCCGCCAGCACGAGTCCAAGTGCGTCGCCGTCGGACCAGGACCCCGATATATTCTCCTTTACGCCAGTTGTTGACGCTGAGCTGTCTACGACGTATGGAGATCAGATGACAGTAACGGGCATCGACCAGCCTGTGGCCATCAGCATGGACCGCGACGTGAACAACACCTCGGAATATCGCATCAACTTTGGAGCATGGCAGTATGGCCCCAGCACCGTCAATCCGGGTGATACGGTATACGTGGAAATGCTGAGTTCGCCGAACTTTAGCACCCAAGTCACCTGCACCCTCCATGTCGGGGTCGAATATGCAGACTTCTCTATCACCACGAAGATGGACGACACGCCGCAGTAACGTCTGGCAGGCACTCTAAATAGGATATATGCCAAGTCTCCTCACTCAACAATACCGGTCGTCGCTTGGGCAGACGTTTTTGAACCATCTCCAAGCATGGGAACTGACCGGCAACGGCAGCCCGCTCGCCCTGTATTTGTTCGTGGGGCGTTCGCAGCCGTGGCCCAGTGGGGACACCCCTCCCGCAGTGTTGGACGTTCCGCAGAGCGTCACCTACGACTTCTGGAGAGATATGCTGTCCGCAAAGCGATGTCGCGTTGCGAACATGACGTTTGTTATTGCGCGGACGGACTGGTCAACGAACACCGTCTATACACAATACGACGACACGGCGAACACGACCCCGAGTGTGGTGCTGGACGCCAACAACTACAGCGTGTATAGCTGTCTATGGAACGCGAACAATGCCAATAGCGTTGATCCGCCAAGTTCCGGCGCGAATGGCAGTCATCAGTATGTCAAGACGACGGCTGACGGCTACGTGTGGAAGTATCTCTACAGTCTCCCTTCCGGCACGTCCGACAAGTACCTGACGAATGCGTGGGTCCCCGTCTATGTGGAATCCGCGGTGCAAGTGGACGCTGCGAACAATGCGGGGCGACTTGCGATAGACGTTCCGTTAGTCGTCGAAGATGGGGGCAGCTACGACCCGGCCGAACCGATTATTGCCACGGTCGTCGGCGACGGCGCGGGCGCCACGATTTCCAACTCGTCGATCACGTTGACGGGCAACAACCTCACGGCCATCAGTTTGGTCGACGGCGGGGCCCGTTACACCCAAGTGACGAGCATCAATGTGTATCAGTCGGGAGCTACCGCCGCAACGGTGCGGGCCATCATCCCACCCTATCCTAATCATGGATACGACCTCGTGTCGGAACTGGACGCCAAGCACATTATGATTAGTGTGCTGCTGGACAATCGTGTGGGCGACGTGCTGACGACCAGCAACGAGTTCCGTCGGTTGGGGCTTGTTCTCAATCCTATCGAGCGCGATTCGGAAGAAATTGCCAACAACGATTTCTACCATCAGACGTATGACTTGACGCTGAGTGCGAATGTCGGCGCGTTTGTCGCGGACGACGTGATGTATAACGCGAACGTGGCCTATAGTGCCAATCTGGCCGTGGCCCCGTCAGGGCTCGTGGTCGACGTCATTCAAAACGCCGCGGGAAACAACGTGTTGCGCTTGACGGCCGTCAACGCGGCTGGACAAGTGACGCCGTTCGTGGATGGAGAATCCGTCAAAGACGCGGCCACCAATACGGTGCAGGGATTCATTGCAAACGTGGCCCTTCCCGAACTGCTGCCGTACACGGGCACGATCATCTTCGCGTCCCATCACGCCCCCGTGCAACGCACTCCCGACAACTTCGAAGAAATCAAAATTGTGCTGCCTTTCGGCGGATAACTGGATACCCCCATGCCACTAGACCTAGCCTCTCTGAGCAATACCGCAACGCAGACCCTTCGGAGTGCGCCGTACCACGACGACTACTATGCGGCCAACTCCAATACGTCCGTCACGCGGACGTTGGGGGAGGAGTTCGACTTTCATCGCATTCTGTTCCGCCCGCGCTATGGGGTACAGTCTCGCGAACTGACGCAACTTCAGACCATTCTGCAAGCACAGCTCCAGCGGCTCGGTACGGCCAACTTCAAGAACGGCAGCCCCGTTCTTGGGGGTGAAATCGCGCTCGATACGAACGTCGTCAGTGGCAAGACGCTGTTGACGGACAACGTATCCGCATTCTTTGACCGCACGAACAATCTCGGGCTGAAAATCTACGACGTCGCCAACACCACGACTCACGCAACAGTCCGCCAATACGTGGCGCCCGACGAAGGCGCGACCCCGGACGCTTACCTCATTTTCAAATACGACTCGCAGCAGACGTTCCCCACGAGTGGCGTCGTCAACTCCCCGGACTCGACGGCCAATGCCACGTTTGGCGCCAACGCGGACACGTTCTCTGGCGCATCGGTATTCAGTGTCGAAGAAGGGGTGTTCTTTGTCTCGGGCTTCTTCGTCCGCTGCAAAGCACAAACGATTGTCGTCAGCGAATTCGACAACCGTCCCGATGCGATTGTCGGACTCAACATCATCGAAGAAGTCATTGACGAACTGGACGACGTGGTTGGGTCCACGCTCCTTGACCCGGCGAACTTGGGCGCCCCGGGCGCGCACCGCCTCCGTCTGCGTCTGGAACTCGACACACGGGGATTGTCCGCCGACGTTGGACCAAACTTCATCACGCTCGCCACGATTGAACAGGGCGTCATTCGCAAGGGAACGGTCATTCGGGAACGCTTCGTCAAGATGAGCGAACTGAACGACATTCTGGCGCGCCGCACCTTCGACGAATCGGGCGACTATGTGATCACGCAGTTCCGTCCCGTCATCGGAAACACAGACGTTAGCAACACATCAAACTTCCATCTCTCGCTCGGCCCTGGCAAAGCCTACGTGCGTGGCTGGGAAGTCGCGACAACGGAACCCACGGACCTCCTCATTCGCAAGGGACGGGATATCGCCTCGGTCAATGCGGAAGGTCTGGCCCTGCAAGTCGGGAACTATGCACTCGTGTCTCGCGTCGCTGCCTACGACCCGCAGAAGTATTTTGCCAATACGTCCACCGTCGATTTGCACTGCGTCAATGCGTCCGCGATCAACACAGCGTCCGTAGCCGCGTACAACTACTCTCGCATCGGCACCGCGAAGGTCCGCTTGCTGGAAACGGTCGATGTGCCCGCGAACAACGACCAGTGGGCGAACTCGTCCGTCTACAAGATGTTCTTCTACGACACCGCGTTCGATGCGCTCACGGGCAATTTGGTTTCTGCCACGCTGACGAACGGCGCGGTCGTCTGCACAGCCGCTATCGCAAATGGACTTCCGGGCGTAGCGAGTGCCGCTAACGGTGCGACCGTTGTGCTGAGCGGCGCGTCCTCTCCCGTCACCGGCACGTTCACGGTCGTCAACTACGCGCCGAACGGAGCGAACGTTGAACTGACGCTGAAGGAATATCTCCCCGCACTGCCGAACGCGAATACACAGTACCGCCTCTTGTACCAACCAAAGGATATCGACTGCTTTGCAGGAGCAAACAACTCCTACAGCGGCACCTACACCACCCCCTACTCGTCCAACCTGTTCTTCCAAGCGGACGTCACGTTGCTGGGCGGTAAGGACGATGCCGGGCAGAACACTATCATCACAGGCCCGGACCCGTCATTGATCTACCAGTTTGGCCCGTCGTTCATCGTCGCGAACTCCATTGCTGCCAATACGACATGGGATACGTGGGTGCAACTGGCGCCGAACACAAGTATCACCCTCACAGGCGCGAACGCGACCGTGTCTCTGTCCATTACGGACCCGCTGCTCTCCTTCCCCACGGGATCACTGTCCGCAGAAACCGCACAACGTTACTTCGTCGTCTTTGATACCACGAACGATGCCGGCGGCCGCGGACAGATTGTGCAGTTCGGCACGTCCCCCAATGCGTCCCATCGTTGTTTGACGTCCATAACGATGACGACCGCGGGGTCGCACACACTTCAGTTCACGTATCATCACGGGTCCGCCAACGCGGCCACACGGTCCTTCCATGCCGTCGCTCGCGCCACGACCCATGCGTACCCCATCCGTGAAAAGACGCTCGTTCTCGCAAACAGCAGCGTCGACCTGACGGGTAATACGTCGTCCCTTGACGACGGACAGATTGCCTACTTCAATCTCAATGCGACGGCCGGATTCGCGTATACCTTGAAGGTGCCGGACGTCCACAACGTCACCATCTTCTACCAGAGCACCAATACGGCGTTTGCCGACTTGACGACCGCCACGGACGTCACATCGCTGTTCACGCTCGACAACGGACAGCGCGACAACACGTATGAATATGCTCGCGTCATTTGCAATCGCGACGCTAGCCGCACGATTAGCCCGGATGGGCGTCTGCTCATCCTGTTTGACCGGTTTGCACACGTTGGGCGGGGCCCCGCCACGGTCGACAGCTTCCTTGGTGCGAATAGTGTCGCCGCGGGCATGACGTATGACGCAATCCCGAGCTACACGTCCCCGCGCACGAATCGCACCGTCAGTCTCCGCGACGTGTTGGACTTCCGTCCGGCGCGGACCGCGAACACGGTTGGGGACGGTCTCTACAACGCCGTCACGGAACAAGACGGTACAGACACGCTAACCACGTATCTTGACGGGGGCACCGACTCCTACTACATCCCCACGTCTGATGGCGTCTGGTATGGCGACTTCGACTACTACCTCAGCCGTATTGACCGCATCGGGATCGGCTACGACGGGCTGTTCCACATCATCGAAGGCAAGCCCGCGCTTACGCCGGAGCCCCCGACGAACGACCCGGACAGTCTGTTGATCTATCAGATCACGATTCCACCCTACACACTCGTCGATGCGAATGGGGTGCCCACGACCACCGTCCTGACCACGTTTGACCACAAGCGGTATACGATGCAGGACATTTCCAAGGTCGAAAATCGTGTCGCCCATTTGGAATACTACACGGCGCTGAACTCACTGGAACGTATCACGAAGGACCAGGATATCTTTGACCAGGACGGCAACGACCGCTTCAAGAATGGTATCCTGGTCGACAGCTTCCACGGCGCCGACGTCGGCGATGTCGCATCGGAGGACTTCACCGCGTCGATTGACGTGCAGAACCGCGAACTTCGCACGGGCTTCCGTTCCTTTGCGACCCTATTCACGGCGGACACGTCCAACACCGGCACGTCCAATGGCATCACGGTTGTCGGGGATATGGCGATCCCCACATATACGACAGAAGCGTTCATTACGCAGCCGTTTGCGACGCACTCGGTGTCCGTCAACCCATTTGACGTCGCCGCGTTCTACGGATCACTGAAGCTCTCACCCGCTGTGGATACGTGGAAGGATACGACGTCCGTCCCCGCGCAAGTCATCGACTTGGGTGGCCCGACGCAAGCGTGGGTCAACGCCACCATGCCGTCGTTTACCAATTGGGGTGAATGGGATCAGACGTGGTCCGGCATCGTCGCAAACCAAACGCAACGTGCTTGGTTCACGCCGCCCGGATGGACGCCGCAGGAACACGGTCTCGGCGCGATGACCGAACTGTCGTGGCAGGATATCACGACGCAGACAAACTACGAGCGTCAGGGGACGACCTACGAATATCAAGTCACCAGCACAACCGCGTCGTTGGGCAACCGGATCGTCGATACGTCCATCGTGCATCGTGTTCGTGAACGGGATATCGTGTTTTCGGGTGACGGACTGAAGCCCAAGTCGTCACTCTATGCGTTCTTCGATGGCGTCAACGTCGATAACTACGTCCAGCGTGGCAACATCATCGAACTGGCGTCCCTGCTCCGCAGCACGGCACCGACCTATCGCGTCGGACAGACCATCTACGTCGAGAAGCCCTTGCGCGGAACGGCCACCGTTCTTGCAGGCAATACGACCGTCACGGGCGTCGATACGCTCTTTGAATACGACTTGGTCGTGGGGCAGATCGTCAAGTTCGTCTTGGGGGCGAGCTTCGTCTTCCTCGTAGTGGATAGCATCACATCCAACACTCAGTTCCGCACGTCGACCGCTGGCGCGAACACGCTCTCGGGAGCGTCTGTGCGGACGTATGTGCCCGTCACCATCACGGAAGTCTCTCCGCGCTTCGACTCTGCGAACGTGGTCTACACGCTCAAAGTTGCTCGGGCGCAGCGGGATAGCTCTGTGGATCAAGTCCCACCGTATCCGATCAACGCCGGATCGGTCAGTCCCGTCAAATTGGCGGGAGACACGTCCAATAACAGTCTTGGGGCCAGCGTCGTCGTCATCAACGAACTCGGGCTCCAACCCGCCGTCAACATCACGGGGGCTACGTGCTTCTCGGGGATCGTGCGCGGCTACAACGCGAACAGTCAACTTATCCGACTCGATCTGGACGTCACAGAAGCCGAGGTCGCGAACAACGTCACGGCACTACGCATTGTCGGAGGCCCGGGCGCGGGGCAATCACAAACGATTACCACTTACTGGGCGGGCAACAACACGGCGCTCGTATCCGGCACGTTCCCCGGGCTCGTGGTCAACCAGAGCATCTATAGCATTGGTCGACTCCAGAGTGACGGATTCGTGGACAACAGCAACCCGGCGGTCGCCGGCCGCGCGGGCTGTGCGTCGGGCGTCTTCCATCTCCAGAATGGCGCGTTCGCCACAGGATCGCGTCTATTCCGCTTGACGGACGATGCCAGCAACCGTCCCACGAGTGCCACGACGTCGGCCGAAAGCTCGTATGAAGCCTCGGGCTTGACCGTCACCCAGCAAGCGACCAGCGTCACGTCGCGTTCCGCGTTCCCGCAACGTGTCGGGCCCGCGCAGGAATCCTTCAGCGTCACGGACCACAGCGTCCAACAGATTGCGTTGGGCTACGTCGACCCGTTGGCGGAAACGTTCCTCGTGGACGCGGCCGCGTATCCGCAGGGCGTATTCATTGCGTCGGTCGATCTGTGCTTCGCGGCGAAACCCGACGACGACATTCCGGTCGTCGTGGAACTCCGCAACGTCGTCAATGGCTACCCCAGTTCGCAAGACTTGGTGCCTTGCACGTCTGCTGACGGACTCGCTCGCGTCACCCTCCGTAACGACCAAGTCACCGTCATTACGAGTGCCACGCCCAATATTGCCGATCCGCTGACCGTGACGACGTTCACGTTCGCAGCTCCGGTTCATCTGCTCCCCGGCAAAGAATACGCCATTGTCGTCCGCTCCGACAGCAGCGACTATCGCGTGTATACGGCTGAACTGGGTGGCAATGTCTTGGGCACAGCGGATACCAAAGTGTCGTCGCAGCCCTACGCGGGGAGTTTCTTCAAGTCACAGAATGCGTCCGCGTGGACCGAGTCTCCCTTCGAAGACTTAATGTTCCGTCTGAACCGCGCCAAGTGGACGGGGACCGCGACGACCCCGCAAGTGGCCCATCTCGTGGCGCACGCCGTTCCCCCGACCGCGAACGCCATCGTGGACAGCATCGAGTTCTATCCGCACGACGTTCACTTCTCAGACTTGACGGGCGCCAGCTACACGCTGGGCGTCAAGCCGATGAACACGGTTACGGAGGACCTCACCGGACAGTCCGCGCTCTACTACGACGTGCATCCGAGCGAATGGCGTCCGTTGGCGGCCCGGTCGTTGCTGCAAGGCTACGATGAAATTGAGTTGGCGGAAAACATCATCGCGCTCGCGCCCGTCAGTGCGGCGAACACGGTCGAACTCATCTCCGCCCTCTCAACGTGGAGTGCGGACGTCGCGCCCTACATCGACTTGAAAAAGCTGAACGTCCTCTGTCTCCACCACTTGACGAACGACATGGGGTTGCAAGCGGACGACATCATGTTCACGGACCCGGGCGTGGGTTATCTTCCCACGCTACAAGATACCACAGTCAATACTGTGGCCACATCAACGACGGTTGAACTGTCGAACGGTGTTGTAGACTTCACTACGCTGCTGGCTCCGGGTGATTATCTGGTATTGCGAGATAACATTGCCGTAACAGTCGCATCCGTCAACGCGGACGGATTGAGATTCTACTGCACCGCGAACGTCGGCGCAACCCTCACAGATGCCATCTGGTGGACGCACGGCAACAGCAACGTATCCCTCACGTTCTCGGGTGGGGAAGGCACGGGCGCTGCGGGTTATGCCACGATTGGCCGTGATGGGCGCGTCAGCAACGTCGTCTTGACCGCGGACGGATCGGGCTACATTGGGATGCCTACGGTCACAGCGGCTCCTGTGGCGAACGTCGCAAGCTACACCGCCACGCAGAATACCGCAGTCCTCACATATCTCAGTGAGTTGGACACACATGGCGGCAACGCGCTCACCCGCTACTTCACGCGCCCGGTCACGCTCGCGGACGGATTCGAAGCTCGCGACATCGTGGTCTACTTCGATGCCAACCGCCCGTTGGGGACGAAGTTCTACGTCTACTACAAAGTCCTCGGGGCCGACCAAGAGACCGAACGCTTTGAGGACCAGCCGTGGCGTCTGATGACCCAGATCACAGACGACAGTACCTTCTGCACCAAGTGGGAACAGTTCAAGGAATTTGAGTTCCACACGCCGGATGATCGTGCCCTCAACGCCGATGACGATACGACGGACAAGTTCAAGACGTTCGCGGTGAAAGTCGTCATGGCGACCGATAACCCCGTTTACACGCCGCGTATTGCGAACTTCCGCGCAATCGCACTGGATACGTAACATGGCCCGCGCACATCACATTCAGACGGATGACAAAGGACTCGTCCGCGACATGGACAGCAAAGCTCTTCTGGCGACGGACAAATCCGCCCTCCAACGGCACCGCCGGCAGCAGCATCATCAGAAGCGGTATGCGGAGCTAGAAACGAAAGTCGCTCGTTTGTCGTCGTTGGTGAACGAGCTACTCAACCATGGCTAATACTGTTCTCCTCCCCATTGCGAACATTGCGCTCGCAAATTCGGGGCGGGACCTCGTTTGGCGCGTCCAAACGATTGTCGATTACCTCAATCAACATCCCATCGGCGCCGGCGGGGGCAACGGCGTCCCGGGTGGGGTGAATACCGACATCCAGTTCAACCAAAGCAACACGTTTGGCGGCAACAGCAACTTCCGCTACGTCTTCTCCAATAATCAGGTCATCGCGAACCTGACGTTCCAAGTCACGAACACCGGCGTGTTCATTCTCCCCGTCCGCACGAATCCGTGGGGGAACGGCAACGGTATCAGCGTCATGAGCGCGATTCCGGGGGGAGACAACACCACGATCCAGTTCAACGATAGCGGCGTCTTTGGGGGCAACGACGCACTAACGTTTGACAAGACCAAGACCCAAGTTCTGCTACGCGGGACGCATGGGCGCATCACGCTGTCTGGCGCGAACACGGGCCCAGATTTGGGCGTCGAAACGAACCCCTATGCGCTCCTCGCCGTCGAATCCAACACGGATAACGTCATTCTCCAGGGTTGGTACAATCAGACGCTCGCCAATACAGAACGGGCCCTCACAGTATTCCAAGCCGACACCGGAGAAGTCTATTACGAGTTGCGCGACGACCTCTTCATCTTCTCCTATGGGGGCAGCATTGAACTGTCGGGCAACAACATTGAACTCACGACGGCCTACGGGAACAATGGCAATCATGGGCGTCTTGCGGGGTTGTGGGCGCCCGGGGCCCTTGCGCCAAGCTGTCATACCTATACGGGAAACACCACTATCGATTCCGGGGTCGGCAGCGGCGCCGAACCCTATTTCACCCACAACTTCAAGATTACGTCCGCCAAGACGTGTACTCTACCTGCGCTGACCGCGAACAACATCTCTCCGAACACCGAACGCAACCGTATCATCATTGTTAAGAATGACCACACGTCTACGGGGTTGCTCAGTGTCGTCTGCGCGAACGCTTCACACACGATCAACGGCGATACGTCCCGAACACTCTGGCCAGGATACTCCATCGTCCTCCAAGCGGAGCAGGGGTCCTATCTTGGATGGAAGGTCATTGCGAGCCACGCCGACATCTCCGGGGATGCGGAAGTCAACGTCTTTCTTGACAACGATGATATCAAGGCGCTTCCGACGACCCCCATTCTGCTGGTGCCCGCGTTGGGCGATCTCTGGCGCCCCAAACTCACAGTTCCGCCGAGCATTCATTTCAGCTTTACAAATGCGAACTCCGCATATACGAACATCGACCCGGATTGGTGTGCGTTCGTCATCACAGGGTCGCCGGGGTCCGGGGGAACCGGACACGCCAGCAACAATACGTGGCTGACGTGTGGGGTCTATAACGACAGCACGGTGCCGGTCTATAACGCGAATGCGTTTTTTGGGACCGTGCATGATGGCGTCGTTGATTTGCCCATCCCCTATATGCAGATCGCCACGGGGGACTGGTCCCCGCAGCCGCCGTCCGCGCACAGTTGGAGCAGCTTTAGTAATGCGGCCATTTGGGTCAGTGTCGATAACAACGGCGCGGGAAACTTTACGGCCGGCTATTCTACCAATTATGTCCGCATCAAGCTCTACTACAAGTGGGAGTATATGGGATGAAAATCGTGATTCCTGAACTGTGGTACTGCGCGTTTTGGATTCTCTTTGGGTCCGCGTTCTTGACCGCGCTCTATTGGGTCATCAAGTGGGCGATCATCGCGGCCCGGGCCCATCCCTAAATACCACGAGACCCTCTACCGGTAGATTTGGACATAACTTATGCCACACGCAAACCTTGTTCCCACTAGCACGTTCCAGACGTGGTACAACCTCACGAATGAAATTGCGACGACGCTCCGCAGCAACGCGGTCGTCACCGGCATCACCGCAGAGGGTGTATTCAGCGTTGGGGTCGCCGCCACGACGGAAACGAACCTCAGCAACAGCGTCTTTGCGAACAGCAGCGTGACACAGTTGCGGTCGAACGTGGCCGTCCTTGCGAACGTTGCGAACGTGGATATCGCGTCTGCGCTCGTCACGTTCCGTCCTGCGGGTGGCACGAACTTCCAGACCGCGGTCCTCGTCAACGGCGCGATGACGCTCGCGAAAACACTTGCAGGCACCGCGAACGTCGCACTGACCGGCAAATTTGAATGGACCGGCAACACGACGATTACTGCAAACACGATTGCGATGATTGGTGCGTTCAGCGTGTCCAACGGCGTCGCGACGTTCTCCAGCAACGTCGTGGTGTCAAACTCGTCCCATACCTGTCTCTTTGTCAACCAGGTGGCCGGCCTCGTCGGCGTCGGGACCGCGGCCCCGTCGTATCCATTCGAAGTCGTCGGGAACACACAAATTACCGGGAACACGAACATTACTGGCGTCCTTGAACTCGTGGGCGCAACGGGTCGACTTGTGATCCCTGTCGGCACGGACATGTGGGCGACGGTCTAAGTTATGGCAAAGAAAGCCGGCAGTTGGTGGGTCGACACGAACACATTTCATTACGTCGCCGCAGACGGCAACGACTATGCGATGGTGGGCGTGCTGTCGACCAATGTGCCGTCCGCCAAATACGGCAGTCCGTGGATACAGGGCAATAACGTCTTCTACGTCTGCTCCAACAAAGACGTGCGCTATCTCCGGGGGCAATACATTGACCACGTCGCGGCCGCACGGCCGGGATCACTTTGGATTGATACTGCGCTGCCCTATGGATCGTCCGTCTGTTTCGTCAATGGGAGCAACGACCGCTTCTATCTGAGCGTCGAAGTCTCGTCCCCATCGCGCTCACAGTCACCGAGTGCGTCTAAGAGTCCGAGCGCGTCCAAGAGTCCGTCGGCGTCCCTCTCAGGCAGCGCCTCGCCGAGCGCATCGGTGTCCACCACGCCGTCCAAGTCGGTCAGCCCGTCGTCGTCAAAGTCGGCCAGCAAGAGCCCGTCGCCGAGCGTCAGCCCGTCGTCGTCGTTCTCAGCGTCCGATTCGCCGTCGGAGTCCCCGTCAATCTCGTCCACTCCGTCTGCAACCCCGTCGCCCACCCCGTCCGACGCAACGGCCGATCCGTGGTCGTTCTCTCCCGCAACGTGGCAGATGGACCCGGGCGTGCCGCCCGAACCGGAATACGCAACGTCCGATGCGTTCCCCGCCGGATTCGATACGATGGTTACCGCATCCCGGACCGCGGGCGAAGGCGAACTGCGTGTCTACCACGACGGCGCCTGGTCGGGCTGGAGCACCTCAGAACAGTTCTATCCGGGCGACATCTTGGAAGTGCGCGTCTTGTCGCCTGAAGAAAACGCCGCGGACAAGAGTATGGAAGTTACCGTCGGTGGGCAGGCTGCGACATTCAATGTCCTGTCCTTCAAGTGGTCGTAAGGAATCCCAATGGAAAACGCAAACGTTGTCCACTTCGCAAGTAAGACCGTCGCCACGGGGGTGGGCGGAGCTTCGTTTGTGAGCGACGCATTTGCGGTGAACGCGGGCAATCTTCTGCTCATGGGGATTCATTTCGCGAATCCCACGGGCGTTCTCATTACCGGCGTCAGCGATTCTCTTGGCAGCACGCGATGGAAGAAGGCGCTCATGATCGACCGAGCGCAACACGAAAACTACAGTTTTGAATGGTGGTATGCGTGGAATCTGGATGCGTCCGGGTCCGCCGTCGTCACCGTCGCGTTGAGTGGTAACCACGTCGGTGTGTGGGACATGACGCTCACCGAAGTCCAAGGTGTGGTGACGACCAGCGACCCCGTGAATGTGCATGGCGCTCTCACCTACACACAATTGGACACGCTCACGTCTGCACAGTTCGATACGACATTTGAAAAGCAAATTCTCTTTGCTGTTGGCCTCTCCCCGGATACTGAAGCGTGGGCGAACGGTTCAGGCTGGGTCGAAGTCGGGCAGAATACCAAACAGACGCAGTATCTTCAGAGCAAATACGTCGAACAATACTTGACTAACAACGTCGCGGTCATGTCCGTGGTGCACCGTAGTTCTAGTGCCAGCGTGAGTCCGTCTGCTTCGACGTCAATGAGTAAGAGTCCGTCGAGCAGCGTGAGCCCATCGGCCAGTAGCAGCGCCAGCGTGAGTCCGACGGCCAGCGAGTCGTCGTCAATGAGTCCGTCAGCGTCCGCGTCGCCGAGCACCCCGCCGGAAGGACAGTCCGAAAGCCGTAGCGTCAGTCCGTCCGCGTCAGATTCCGCAAGCGTGAGCCCATCGGCGTCCGCGTCGGATGCCGAACCCGATCCGTTCTCCTTTGACCCGGTCACGAATTCGGACAAGGAAACGGAATACGAACCGTCGGCCAATACGACACTTTCGGGCGTCGATATTGCCGTGACGGTCACCATCGCGTCGTCCAACGCGCCGGCCGCTGTTCGTGTATGGGAAGGCGCCGATTGGTCCGCGTGGGCGTCGTCGGCCTCTGTGCCGCCTGGAGAAGTTTTCCAGGCCGGTATCTACGCGCCGGGCCCCTCCACCCCCGAAGTCTACACGTGGTGTATTGTCAGTGCGGGGAACCAAACAGCCGAATACCGCGTCTATGGCTTACCATGGAACGCATAACAGGAGCTTGCTCACAACATGTCGATCAAGCTCTGTTCTATCCGAATAGCGCATAAGCGTGGGGTCGCCTAATGGCCCGCGCTATTAGCAGCATTTCTCCCACCAACGGAGAACGCAACTCCGGGTTCGTCCTCACCGTCTATACGAGCGGCGACGCCTTCACGCTCGATAACGGCGGGCCGACAATCTGGTTCGACGGCGGCGCGAAGTCCACTACAAAAGATGGGGACAACGAGTGTCATTGCAGCATTTCCGCTGGTGATATTGCGACCGCAGGAAACTATAACGTCCAAGTTGAAGATGCGTTGGATGGGATGGCGGATGGGACGGTCCAATTTACAGCGGACCCGCTCAACACCCCGTCCCCCACACCATCCGCATCAGACAGCGCCAGTGAAAGTCCGAGTGCGAGTGCCAGCCCAACCGAAGCCAGTTCTATCTCTCTAAGTCAGTCGCCATCGGCGTCACTGTCGGCTTCCAAGAGTCCCTCCCCGTCGGCCAGTGCCACTACAAGTCCATCCAGTTCCGTCAGTCCCTCGGCGTCCTTCTCGTCGAGCGTCAGTCCCTCGGCGTCCGCGAGCCCCTCTGGTGCGGGCGTCTGGCCCGACTACATTAACCCCGCCAGCGGGCCACGTAGCACTGCGTTTGAACTGCATTTGTTTACGACGGGGTCCGCGCTCACAAACAGCGCAGGGCCGCCGACAGTCTATTTCAACGGATCGCCACGAGCGTCAACGTGGGTCAGCGGAAATGAGTGTTATGCTCAAATTGGCGCCGGAGAAGCCCCAACCGCCGGGTCGTACCCTATCGACCTAAAGGACCAAATTCAGGGATGGCTCAACGCGCCACAGTTTTCGTTCACCGCAACTGGACTCAGTTCTGTCAGTCCATCGGCCTCAAGTTCGCTCTCCAAAAGTCCGTCAGCGTCGTCCAGTCTTAGCAAGAGCCCGTCTAGCTCCGTCAGTCCGTCTGCATCCCTGAGTGCAAGTCCCAGCCCGCCGGCGAATCCGCAGCGGGTCATCGGCGTCATCACGTTTCGTGCGGTAGATATTCCCAGCCCGTCGCAGAGCCCGAGCGCGTCTTTCTCAGCATCGGTGAGCCCGTCGAGTTCCGTCAGCCCATCGAGCAGCGTGAGTCCTAGTGCGAGTATCTCCGCCAGTCCGAGTCCACCGCCGCCACCGAAGCGCGTCATCGGAGTTATCACATTCCGGGCGGTCGATATTGCCAGCCCCTCGATTAGCCCGTCGAGTAGTGTGAGTCCGTCGGCCTCAGTCTCGCTGAGCCAGAGCCCAAGCGCGTCGTTGAGTGCGTCGATTTCGTCGAGTCAAAGCCCATCGAGTTCCGTCAGTCCGTCGGCGTCGATCTCCGCCAGTCCAAGTCCCCCACCCCAACCAAAGCGCGTCATTGGGGTTATCACGTTCCGGGCCGTTGATATCGTCAGTCCGTCGATTAGCCCGAGCGCGAGTGTAAGTCCCTCCGCGTCCGCCTCTGCAAGCCAGAGTCCGTCAGCGTCGACCAGTCCGAGTGCCTCCATTTCTGCGAGTCCAAGTCCGCCGCCGAATCCGAAGCGCACCATTGCAGTCATCACGTTCCGAGCGCAGGATATCGCCAGTCCGTCCGTTAGCCCCAGTGCCTCGGATTCCGCCAGTGTTAGTCCGTCCGCCAGCATCAGTCCGAGCAGCAGCGTATCGCCGTCGGCCTCGGCGTCACTGAGCCAGAGTCCAAGTGCGTCGATCAGTCAGAGTATCAGTCCATCGAGTTCTATCAGTCCCTCGGCGTCCAGTTCTCTAAGTAAATCGCCATCGAGTTCGACCAGCCCATCCGCCTCGGCGTCGCTCAGCCAGAGTCCGTCGAGTTCGGTCAGCCCGTCTAGCTCAATTAGCCCGTCAGGGTCAACATCTCCCTCTGCGAGCATTTCACCGTCGGAAGGACCTGGCGCCCATGCGTATCCCGTCAGCGATCTCGCACCGGGATCATGGACGCCTAGCACGGGAACAACCTTGTGGGAGTGCGTGGACGAACCGTTTGTGCCCGACCCAAACGATTGGATTCGTTCCGGGGTTGATCCTACAGAAGATACGTGTAAGTTGAAATTGACCGGCATCGGCACGCCGCTCGATGGACCGGTCACCCTCTATATTCAATTCCGAAGCGGCAGTTAACTGGTTTTCAAAGGAGCAACACATGTCACGACAGTATTGGGGCGAAACAATGGCCTGGACCACTTCCGACGGCACCGCCGTCGCAAGTACCGCGGCCGAAACAATCATCTTTCCGAACACGACGATTCCTGCCAACTACATGCAGGACGGCCGCGTGTTGCGTCTGCGGGCGTATGGGAAGCTCTCCACCACGGGCACCCCTACCATGACGTTTGGAATCCGTCACGGCGGTGTCGCAGGTACGCTGTTGGCGCAAAGCGAAGCCTTGACCATGGGGTCGGGAGTGACCAACGTGAACTGGACGTTGGAAGCGACGATCCAGACGCGCTCAAACGGGTCTAGCGGAACGCTCTTGGTCATGGGCGTGCTGCACGTCCATACCGCAGCAGGCACGGTGTTAGTCAACGTGTTTGGTGTGAGCGGCTACGACGCGCCGGCCACAGCAACCGTGGACTTGACCGCAGACTGGGCGCTGTCACTCACCGCAACATGGAGTGCATCAAGTGCCAGCAATACGCTGACGGGCACGATCCTGACACTGGAAGCCTTGAACTAATCGTTGGAGGGCCTATGCCCATTTATGAACCGGTTTCCTGTTCTTGCGCGATCCGTGCGGAGTATGACGCGGGCACCGATACGTTTACCCCCACGGAGTTTATTCGTTCCTGCCCGCGACATGCGTCCCGCACAGTTGTCCAAGCGTGGGACAACATTTTCGGACACTACCAGCGTGGGGAGGCATGCCGATTCAACGCGCTCGTCGAAGAAATCAAAACAACGTATCCGTCCACGTTTACCACAGACGCCGAAGGACAGTGGACGTGGGTGGGCGGGATCACGTTTACCACCGCATATGACGATGCGGGTGTGTTGCAAGTCGGGGTGTCGGGGATTCAGCAGAATCGACTCAACAACATTCAGAGCAACATCGACCAGAAGCTCGGCGCGGGCCTGGTGGTGCTGACGCGGGTGCCCTAATGGAACTCCTGTGTATGTCCAACATCGTCCAGACCGCCCAAGTGTTTGGCGTGACGGCCTACTATCACTACGGAGAACAGACGACCTCGGCTACGGGGCCCCCGGTTGTGACGGTGGACACGTCCGCGGTGCGTCCGATCCCATTTCCGCAGCGGGTCCAACGGTTCTCGTTTTTTCCCAAACTGAATACACTCGATGGGACGTCCACGGTGACCCTGCAAAAGAACAGTGCGGATACCGCGGTCGCGGTGACGTTTCCAGCGGGCGCGACAACGCTTGTGACGCTTGACGGTGGGGTGTCCGCAACCTACGCGGCCGGCGACACCGCCGCGTGGAAAGTCGTAACGGGGGGGACGACGGGGTCTCTTGGAGTTGACGTCCTCGGTATGTGGTGCAAAAGCACTGACCAGCCATTTCATTTAGTGGGGTGCAACCGCAACGGGACCGGCCGTGTGGGGTGGAGTGGCGCGTCAACCGATTATTATGACCAAGCGTATTCGGCCGGACTTGGAGGGAGTGCGACGTCGCTGACAGACGGCACGGGCGTTGCGCCAATGCTCTGCCGTGGCGCCATCTCCCATCTCCGTTGTGCCATGACCGCCAATGCTCGACCCAGCACCACCGTTATTACGCTCATGAAAAATAGCGTTGCGACCGCAATTACCGCCAGCATCCCGGCAGGGTCCACGACGGCCGTCACAGACGACGTGAACATCGTGACGTTTGGATATGGGGACTACCTCAAGACACGAGTCACCACCGGATCGGGCGTGAGTAACTCCATCACAATGACGCAACTGAATTATGTCATGCGATGGGAATCCGCCGATTTCACGATGTTCGGCATCGGGTCTGGTGCAGTCGTGACTGTTGGGACATACTACGCCCCACTGTTCATTCATTCGACCCAGTTTTCTGGAGCGTATGCGGAGTCGCAGGTCCGATTTTCACTGCCCGTTCCTCTGACGATAGTCGAAGCCAATTTTCGCGCCACGGGCACTACTGATGGGGCCGTGTCGTTTCGTCTGCGTAACAATGGCGCCAATACCGTCGTATCACAATCTGTTCCGGCCGCACCCACTAACGCAGGGTTCACAATTCTGAACACCCCGATCACATTCAACGCCGGCGCGCAACCCAATTGGCAACTCGTGCATGCCGTGGGCGGCACCATCGGGCTCACAACTGCGGTGTTCTTGTGTCGGCATTCTTGGGCACCGAAGCCGGACGGCACCAGTCGTATTCGAGTCGGGAACGGCATGAGTCGTTCAGAAAGCGCCACCTAAACTATGGCCCGACGTTCAGACACGCGCCCACGGCGCCACGCACCGGGAGGACGCGGGAGATTCCCGTCGTACCGGTCGTCCCTCTGGAAGCTGCCGCAGGTGCTTACACCGGCAGCTGCGGGGTCGTCTGCGTCGTTGAGTCAGAGTCCGTCGGCGTCCGCGTCGCTGAGTGTGTCGCCCTCGGCGTCCGCGTCCCTCACACAGAGTCCGTCTAGCTCCACCAGTCCGTCTAGCTCCACCAGTCCGTCCGCGTCCGCGAGTCTGAGTCAAAGTCCTTCGGCGTCAATTAGCCTGAGTCAGAGTCCGTCGAGCAGTGTCAGTCCGTCAGCCTCGGTCTCACTTAGCCAGAGCCCGTCAAGCTCGGTCAGTCCCAGTGCCAGCGGCTCATTGAGCCAGAGTCCGTCGAGTTCCGTGAGCCCATCAGCTTCGGCATCGCTGAGTGTCAGTCCCTCAGCGAGTCTATCCTTTACTATCGCGTCTTCTGTTAGCCCCTCGGCATCGGCGTCGCTCAGTGTGAGTCCATCAAGCTCGGTCTCACCGTCGGCCTCGGTCTCACTCAGCCAGAGCCCGTCAAGCTCGGTCAGTCCCAGTGCCAGCGGCTCATTGAGCCAGAGCCCATCAAGCTCGACCAGCCCATCGGCGTCGAGCAGTTTGAGCCAGAGTCCGTCCGCCTCAGTTAGCCCGTCGGCCTCGATCTCATTGAGCCAGAGTCCATCCAGCTCGGTCTCACCATCCGCGTCCATCTCGCTATCCAAGAGCCCATCAAGCTCAGTAAGCCCGTCCGCATCGATTAGTCTCAGTCAGAGTCCGTCAAGTTCCGTCAGCCCGAGTGCTTCGGCTAGCTTGAGCACCAGCCCCTCCGCGAGCGCCTCACCATCATCTGTTGGGCCGGCCGAACTTCGCATCGAACTGCGCGAAGGAACCACGCTCATTTCAAGTCGCACGGTCTATCCCACGGCCCTAGAAACGTATGGGTGGGTGCTGATCCAAGGCGAACGAGATGCAGTAACGGATTGGTCGGACCTGTCCGTTTGGTTGATTGCTAACGAGCAACAAGTCAGCGTCACATGGGTTCATCTGACGGCGCCGAACTCCAACATGAGTCCGTCGGTAAGTCCGTCTGCGTCAGACTCCGCGAGTCAGAGTCCAAGCGCATCTGTAAGCCCGAGTGCCAGTGCGTCGCTGAGCCAGAGTCCGTCTAGCTCCGTGAGCCCGTCCGCGTCACTCTCCGCTTCCACCAGTCCGTCCAGTAGTGTCTCGCCGTCGGCATCAATTTCACTCAGCCAGAGTCCGTCCAGTTCCGTCAGTCCGTCCGCGTCACTATCGGCATCTGTCAGCCCATCCAGTAGCGTTAGCCCCTCAGCGTCGGTCAGTCTGAGCCAGAGTCCGAGCGCCAGCGCGTCCCTGAGCGTCAGTCCGAGTGCCTCAAGTTCTCTCAGCAAGAGCCCATCGAGCAGCGTGAGCCCGAGTGCGAGCGTATCACTCAGCCAAAGCCCATCAAGCTCGGTGTCGCCCTCAGCGTCGATTTCACTATCCAAGAGCCCATCGAGTTCCGTCAGTCCCAGTGCCTCAGTCTCGCTAAGCCAGAGTCCGTCAAGTTCCGTCAGTCCCAGTGCCTCAGTCTCGCTAAGCCAGAGTCCGTCAAGTTCCGTCAGTCCCAGTGCCTCAGTCTCGC